GCGACAGCGACTTTCACCACCATCGAGAACAAGCCATGACCGCGCTCCTGCGAGAGCTTGCTGAGCGATGGAAGGTCGTTCCGAATGTGTACGGATCGGCCGAGGAAACATACCGCGAATGTGCTGACGAACTCCTCTCCATCCTCGACGCCGAGGGCGATGGCTGCGCGGTGACGGAGCTTATCCGCACCGCTCCGGAGCAGATTTATTTGCAGATCAGCGACGACGAATCCGATCATGAAGAAGCTTTCCCTGCCGATCACGGCGACGAAATTACGTGGTGTGCAGATTCGGTGCTTGACTGCGAAGTGAAGTACATCCGATCTGATCTGGTAACGCGCCACGACTCCGCGCGATCTGGCGGCGATGGCGGGGCGGTAGGTGAAGTTGTATCGCGTGAGTCGGCTTTGGCAGCAATAGGCCATGTTGAACGGCACAACGGCCCCGGACGCGCAAAACAGGCCCACGAAATGCTCAAGCCAGTAACCAACCCCGCACAATCTGGCGGGGTGAGCGATGCGGATGTGCGTGGAGCTTGCCGCGCCTTTTACGGCGAGCGCTGGCTGCGCATGGAACAAGAACAGCCAATGCGCTGGATGCGAGCCGCCCTCACCCACTTCGCCAAAGTGGCGGAGGTGAGCGGGGATGCGGAGGATGCAGCGAGGTGGCGGTTTTTGCGCAATAAGGCCGTCGATGGGTTTATGCGACTGTCTTCCGGGCCTTCGCTTAACTGCGACGAGCCAGAGCGAGAATGGGATTCGTGGATCGACGCCGCCCGCAAAGGAGAACGCCATGCATAGTTGTACCGACACAACGCCGATATGCCGTGGCTGTGGACGAGAGTTGCGTGGCAGCCCGTACCGAAAAGGCGGCCGTGCTTACTACCCGTTAAACGAGCTAGGTATCGTGCGTGCCTGCTATTACGGCGGATGGGTTTGCTCGGAGTCGTGCGATATACGCGCATGCAAGGAGCTGGAGGAAAGCATGCCTGGTCATGGAAATGGCTCTGGCCTTTCTCGCGAAACTAGAAAAAGAATTGAATCAAAGTGGGGAGAACGCCATGAGTAAGTATTCGGTGAAGGAAGTGCGGGCTGAAGCAGACAGGCACGCGCGAGTATTCGATGAAGTACCAATGCGCATGCTCAACGACTACGCCGACCTCCTTGAGCGCATCAAGGCGGACGAGGGGGCGGTGCCGGACGGCTATACCGCGCTGCTCAGTGATGGCAAACGCTACTGGTCCGACAAGCCCGGTGAGTACGGAGACTGGAAACCGTACTTTCTCGGCCACCCGCCAGCACAGGCGGCGCAGATGCGGGCAGATAGAATCCTCAAAGGAGATCCGTCATGACGATGACGCTGGAACAGGTGAAAAATCAACTTCGCCATCGGAGCGATGACCCAGATTACCGGACCCTTACCAACGAGACCGCTAACGAAATGGCCGACGCCATCGACGCGTATCTTGTCGCTGTGCGCGAGGTGATTGCCAGTCATCGCCGCGAGATCGAGCTATGCAATAAACACGATCAGGAGTCGATCGACTATCTGACGGAGCAAACTGACAAGCTCGAAGCGGCGATCAAGGGAGCGGCGTGATGACCGATCCGAATCCTCTCGCCACCGGCCCGACGAAAGGGCGCGCAGATCACTGCGTCACGCATCACTACGCCTGCGATTGCCGCGAATGGGAGCATGTGTGCGTGGTTGAGCGTCTTGAATCCCGCCTCGCTGCGGCGAATGCGCTGCTGCGGTACTTATCACGCTATCTCGACCCGCGCCATTACGCCGAAGCGATCAAGAAAATCGACGAACACCTGCAAGGAGCTGGCGATGAAGCTTAAGTGCTCGTGGTCTCAAGACCAAGACGGAAACTGGCTTACCGATTGCGACAACATCTTCGTTATCACCGAAGGTACGCCATCGGAAAACGACATGAAATTCTGCTGTTACTGCGGGGAAGAGCTTGCCGAACACCGCTTCGATACCGGGGAGGATGCGTGATGAGGGATAAGCAGTTCCACGCACTGTGCGCTGCGCGCGCGCTTCATGCCCTGATTGCCAAGAACAATCGGAAAGGCGTCACAACATATGACGATGAGATTTTCGCCCTAATAGCATCGGGAGCCATCGCCTACGCTGATCGTATGGTTGAGGCAAGGAGGAGGCGCTATAGCTGGCCGTATCGCATCATGGTTGATTGGTTTATGTGGATAGACTCATTCAGCAAGCCGCCAACCGACCGACGCACACCGGAGGTGGAGTGATGATTCTTCAAGAATTGAAAATCGAGATTGAGCGCTGGGGAGAGAACAAGGGTCAATACAAAGGCGCGGCTAAGTTCGGCGACGAACGCGGCGAAGTATCCCTGAATCTGTCGAGTGAACACATCGACCAAATATTCAGCGTTTGCGCGAATGGCATCATCGAAACAGCAAAGCGTGCCGCGAGTGATATGACGTGCAAGATCATCGAGCAGGCTGGGGTTGAACGACACAAAATCGCGGAAGATGTGCAGCCGGACACTCTTCTGTCGCGTATCAGTCGCGCATTGACGCGCACATCGGAGCGGCAAGAGTGACTGACCGCGCCTTCCAGATTCACTGCGCCCGCGTCTATCTCGCGCAGGCTCGCGTCTGGCGATTCCGCGCGGCTGAACTTCCGTGGTACTGGCGCAGCTTCTGGCAGTACCTGGACTACGCGGCGGAGTGCCGGCGCAATGCTGCGGCGATGCGCGAGCCGCAGCTGGATCTATTCGAAGCGATGAGGAGATTGAAATGACGACAGTAAAGGTGCGAATTGCGGTAGCGGTTGACGCGAAGGGCAGATGGAACTCTTGCGGATGGGATGGCGCGAAATCCGATGCCGACAAGATGGATTTGTGTGTGGAAACACTAGCGGGCGGCGAGGCGCGTTATTGGCTGGATGCTGAGCTTGCGCTGCCAAGTGAAGCCATCGCCGTGCAGCCATCTGTGACTGCGGCCTAACCCCTGAATTAAGCGGCGGCGTGCCGTCCGCCTTGAATGAATTGTTAGGACGCGACCGAGGAATGAAGATGGAAATGCACGACGAAAAAGAAGAGAAGCTGCGCGAGGAATGGCGTCTTGGTGAATACGACAATGGTGAGCATGGCTGCCCGAATTGCGGGCGTAGTCGCCTTTGCCTTTGCCCGAACGGCAAGCACCGATGCGAAAAATGCAACTGGTCGCCTGAGCTCGGCACATATGCGCCGGTAAACGATTAGCGGCCTAACCCTTGAATTAAGCGGCGGCGAAGCCGTCCGCTTGGATGACGTGTTAGGCGACGAATCACCATGAGGAAATGGACGATGGGAATTGAATACGAGTTCGCAGTGGAGCAGCAAGGCGAATTTCTGGCTGGCGGGACAACTACCGATGCAGATAGTGCGCTCGCCGAAGCTGAGCACTACGAAATGATGTACAGCGCAGACGGTCCGCTTACGCTCAAGTTTTGGCGAAAAGAGGAACTCACCCGAGGCGAAATTGAGGCGATCATCGAAAACGCCTAACCCCTGAATTAAGCCGCGCCGTAGGCGTCGGCTTGAATGACGTGTTAGCACGGAGACGACAATGGAGGCGCGAGAAGCGGTTGACCTGATTGCTGGCATTCGCGTGTTTTTGGCGACGCGTGAACGGATAAAACAGCCGGAAGGGCTGGAACTGTTTGACGAATGCATCAATGTGCTGCGCGGACAAATACCCCTTCCGCGAAAGGTCTGGCCCGAGTGTGGACACGAAGAACCGTGCACGTTGTGCGACAACGGCTGGTGAGTGCTAACGATTAAATTGAGCTGCGGCGCAGCCGTCCGCTTGAATGAATTGTTAGGTGGCGATTGGAGAGACGATATGTTTGAAGAAACACAGGAACAACTTGAATTTCACAACAAACTTGAATTGTGGTACGGGCCGGCTGACAGGAAAGCAGCAGTGCTTAATCGGCTAGAAGGCGTCCGGCTTCAAGGCGGGTACATTTGCCTGGAGCTTATTGACGATGATGGAGATTCCGTCGAAGTGGCAATCCGCCTTGCGGAACTCGTAAAGATACATGGTGATTTCATCAAATACATTCACCCGATAGACGCGGAAGATAGTAAATCCGAAACCCTGAAGGCGTTGGGAGAGGCGATAGTTTCGATTGAATCGCAACACAGCGAGGTTGCAGTATGAGCCTAGCCACCTAACACAAGATAGGCCGCCAATCGTCGCATAAGCACCCTGCGAGGTTGTCGAGGTGGGGCGGGGCAATGAAAACAGAGAGGCGGTAAACCGAATGACCCAGAGTACGCATATCGTGGATGCAGATAAGCGATTCACCGAAACCGAGGCGGCCGATCGTCTTGGCATCAGCAAGGCGTCGCTCATGCGTGAGCGGATCGCTGGGCGCATCCATCCCTATCGCATCGGCCAGCGCATCATCCGCTACACCGACGCCATCTTGAATGAGTATCTGGAGTCATGCAGGAACGTATCGGAGAAATCGGTGACTACTGGCTCACCAAACGGCCAGGCTCCGCGCAATGGTGCCGAACGTGGTACGACGCCAACACTCGGCAGACGCGACGCGCATCACTTGGCACAGACGATCTTCAAGCGGCCAAAGTAGCGCTGTGGGAGTGGTTCGCGAAGTACGGTCGCGTTGGCAAGCAACAGGCCGCTGAGACGTCGCTTGAACTGGTGCTGGTGCGGTACTACCAGCAGCACGCCGAAGCGTTGCCGTCGGCAGAGATGGCCCGTGTAGCTCTCGGCTATTGGTCAGACTTTTTCAGCGGCGCTACGGTGTCCGAAGTCACGCCAGCACGGCAGCGCGAGTTTATGGAATGGCTGAAGGCGAGGCGCGAGACGCCACTATCCGATGGGTATATCAAGCGCGTACTCACGGTGGGCAAGTCGGCGCTGAACCGCGCGTACAAGGAAGGCGAGATTGATACCGTGCCGTTCGTCATTCCGGGCCGAGATGGCATGGCGCGCGAACAAATCCTGTCCGTCGCTGAATCCATCGCACTGTGGAATGCGGCCGAAGCCCCTCATGAACGGATGTACCTCGCGCTGGCATATTGCACGCTGGCCCGTCCCGAGGCGATCCTTGGCATGCACCGATCATTCGCTGACCTGGACCGGCGAACGCTGAACCAAAATCCGCCCGGGCGCCGACAGACGAAGAAACACCGACCCGTGGTGCCGATCTGTGATTTCCTGCTGCCATGCATCAAGCATGCGGACGATGGGCCGCTGGTGCAGTGGCGCGGGCGCGAGATTGCCAGCTTCAAGACAGCGTGGCGCAAAATGCGGGCCGCTGCGGGCCTTGCACCCGACACTGTGCCCAAGGTCATCCGACATACGATGGCGACGCACCTGCGCGCGTCTGGCGTGGATGCGGCCGAGATACAGGGCATGCTCGGCCACAATGCGTACAGCGGCAAGACGGAAGTGTATGCGCGGTATCAGCCGGACTTTCTGAGCCATGCCGCCGCAGCCATCGACGGGTACATGAACGCGTTGCGTGTTAGTTGCGTGCTAGAAAACACAAAGGCCGCCCGTTGAAGGCGATCTAAGTGATTGATACAATTGGTGGGCGGTACAAGGATCGAACTTGTGACCCCTACCATGTCAAGGTGCGGGAAGATCAAGGAATACAGGTGTTTACGGTTTCTCGGCGCCGCTTTGGATTACGTAGGAATGCGGCTTGCGACGCCAGTGCGTTTCAGTTGCGTGTTAGGCGCGTTGAGCGAAAATGCCCCGACCATCGGCCCGCGCCTGATCGCACGTCGGCTCCATGCCTGACTATCGCCGGATGAGGCCTGACGGCCGGGGCGAGACCATTTTCGTGGCGTCAGGAAAATGGCGCTGTCGGCGCAGGATGATCGTGGCGTCAGGTCAGCCCGTGCGCGCGATGGCCCAGTGCACGTTCGCATTGGCGGGCGCAGGCGTATCGAACGCCACGCTGAACCCCGTGGTCGACTTGGACGTGATCGCGAAGCGCGTGAACCAGGTCGGCGTGAGCTGGATGGCGTAGTTGCGATCTGGCTCTGCGGGCCACTCAAAGTTGACCGTCGCCGTCGTGGCGCCCAAAGCGACAGGCTGGATGCCGGCGACGTTCGACCCCGGCTTCGTGCCCAGGCCGCCGATCGAGCGCGTGGGGAATGCGCCGCCGTTCGTCGAGACGCAGAAGAGCCTGCCGCCGTTCGTGATGGGATCGGGCTGGGCGTTGTCCTGCGCGTAGCCGAAGATGAAGTTGTCGTTGGCGTGTTCATCCTGCTCGTAGCCCAGCACGCTGGCCTGCAGGTGGTGGAACTCGGTGCTGATCGGGAAGCCGCCGTACTCGTTCTTGAGATAGACGCCGCGCACGCCAGTCCCGGCCGTGAAGATGTAGGTCTGGATCAGGACGTTGTTGTCAGAATGGCCCACTATCAGGCCGTAGGACCCAGCCCCGCCGAATTCGATCCGCGTCATCGAGAACACGTTGTGGCAGGTATTGCAGGCCGCTCCGGAGCCGGTCAAGTGCACACCAATGGAGCCGGACTGGTTCGAGCTGACATGCACCCGGTGGAACTCGTTGAACATGCAATTGGCGACAAGCGCCGGGTCCGGATCGAGCAGCAACCCGGAGCCGGTGAAGTTGTGCATGTACAGGTCGGACACTTTCATGCCCAGCACGGATCGCATCCGCAGGCCCGTGGTGGCGATGCCGCCGCACTCCAACACCAGCCCCTCAATGGAGCCGCCTGCGCTCGCCTGCGCGATGGTGATCATCGGCGCCGGGGCGCCCGCGTACAGCAGGCGGCTGATGGAGCTGGCCGGCATGCCGCCGTAGGCGAAGTCACCGCTGCCCGCGCCCTCCATGCGGATCGTGCCGGGTATCGTGAGCGCGCCGCAGAGCATGTCGCCCGGCGGCAGGATCAGCTTGCGATAGCTCGCGCATGCCTCATTGATCGCCGCCTGCAGCGCCGCCGTGTTGTCGGTGACGCCGTCCGGGATCACGCCGAAGTCGTACTGCGCGTCGATCCATCGTGGCGGGTTGTCGAGCGGCGTATCTGCGGCGGCCGGCGCGGGAGCGGGCGCTGGAGCAATCCTGATGGGCGGGATCATGCGTATTCTTCGATGAATAGGAAGCCGCTGTTGCCCGCACCGCCCGCCGAAAATGAATTGGAGGCAGCGGTAAAGGTGCCGTTGCCGCCTGCGCCGAACCCTTGTGCCGAACCGCCGAACGACGAATTCGAGAAGCCGGAGGCATTCACAGTATTGGACAGCGCGACATTGCCGCCACCTGCTGGAGTGGTACCGATCGACCAGACCGTTGAACCGCCCGCGCCAACCGTGGGATTGGTGATGGTCGTGGGACCTGCGGAATTGTATGGCGCGGCCGCAGGAGTGACAGCCAACGAACCCTTGCCACCGGGCAGCGTCAGCAAACTGCCGAGGACGGTGTTGCCGCCATTGCCCCCTGCCGCACCATTGGTGACACCGGCGAGGCCGCCGCCGCCGATGGTGACCGTCTGGGTGCCGGAGATGCCGGTAAACCAGAATTCGCCAGCTGCCGCCGATTGGCCGAAGGCAGTCGCCGAGCAGACACCCGCTCCACTGGTCGTGCTCGCCGCCCCGCCGCCGCCGCCACCGGTCCCCCGAATACGCCATTTCGTGGCGCCCACCGCAGGGGTCCACGAGCCCGATGATGTGTATTTGACGGTGTTCACCAATCGCCCGGAGCCTGCGCCTTGGTAAAAGCCTTGCATCTGGCCAGCCGTTGGTCCGCTGAACACCACGTCACCCGTCGACCATGAAAGCGCCGTCGTGCTTTCCTGGGCGCGCATGACCGTCAGCGTGGCTCCGGTAATGGCCGTAGCGTACAAAATTTCAAATACGGCATGTGTCGCCTGGTCATTCAGGGTGATCACCAGCACCGATCCCGCAGGAATGGACGATGGAAGCCCTGCCGTGCTTGAAAGCGTGATCGTCGTATCGCCCGAAGAGACGGGCGATGCAAGTTGCGTGCTGATGTTGTTGGCAAAGACAAAAGTAGTCATATGGCGACCTTATGAAATGGCGATCTGTCCAGCGTTGTTCCAGAGCTGGCCGGTATTGGACGGATTGGAGAGCGGAAGATTTCCACCGCCAAGCGCCAGCAAATAGGCCGGTGACGTCGTGGCATAAAACAAAGGGGCGGCTGACGCATCGGGCGTGATGCCAGAAACAACCTGGATGCTTCCGCTGTTGTACCAGACGGCCCCAGCGGACAACCCGGAAGAGGACGTCGGATATCCGTTGGCCACATCCATGTGAAGCACGCCGGAAGCATTGGTAAATGCGTCGGTGGCGATGTTCAGCGTGTAAAGGAACGGGAATGCCAGAGACTCATTCCCATAGCACAGATGGAAATTGGTAACGTCCGTGCTTGGCGCGAGCAAGACATAGAACGTTGTTCCAAGTACATCAATGCTCGGCTGCGCATCAAGGATGGCAGATGGCGCAAAAGGCGTCGGGCTCAAGAATCGCGCAATGCGGTTCTTGAGCCATTGAAGATTGAAAACCTGACCATCGCCACGGTAGAGGTGCCACGTCAGAACTCGCCGATACAGCGAATCGCTTGCGATGTAGGACGTACCGCTGGAAGAGTAAATCAGCGCATTGTAGGCGATGGTGTTGTACGGGACCGTGTTGTAACCGGCCGTCAGTGACGAGGTTTGCGTGGAAAGCACAGGACGAGGAATGCCGTACAGTCCAATGCCGACCCAATCAAGCAGCGCGCCGCTTATCGTGGCGTTGTTGTAGACCCCCAGTGGCGTCCCATTGAACCAGTCAAGGTATCCTTGCGCGTAGCTGTTGTATGCCGCCACGAAAGCCTGCAGGTCAGCATCGTCCGCATATTCCGCGTACAGATACGAGGGCGATACGTCCAGCAGCGGCGGCGAAGAAAACGACTCGTTCATGCTTGCGACACCGTGACGGCCGTCGCCGACGCGCTGAAATAGCTTTCCGGGTCACTGGTGATGATGCTGGTCCCTGCCGAGGGCGAGGTGACGACACCGTTGATGGTCACGGTGAATGTAAGCGTCGTGATATTGATTGCGTCGATGATGTCGCTGGTGGCCTCTTGAAAGACGGCCGTCATTTCCAGCATATTGATCGGCTGACCGACCACGATGCTGTTGATGTAGGACTGCAGCGCCGGGGCGGCCGATTGGTTGACCGATGCGCCAGCCGTGAAATTGGGAAGCGTGGTATTCCACAGGACCGACATCAAGACAACTTGGGCCGGAGGGTTGACGTAGGTCAGGTTGTAGATGTTGGGATTCTGGAAAATCGACACGCCTACGTTTCTAGGATTCGGCGTAAGCTTCGCGCCGCCCGTATAGGTGCCGAATCCACTTCCGTTTGTGGTTGTCGTGAACGTCTTGGCCGTCACCGAGGCGATGGTGTAGGTCACGTTGAATCCGCTGGGTGTCGCTCCCTTGACAACAACCGTCTGACCTACTGCATAGCCGTGATTGAGATTCGTTGTCACCACGACGGGATTGGCGTTCGTCATGCCGGTAATCGCCAGTTGCGATCCGGTCAGGAGCGCGATGTCACCCGCGCCCTGCAACATGGCAAGCCCTACCTGATAGGGATCGCCGCCGCCGCAAATGACCTGCCAGCCTCCAGAAACCTGGTTGATGGAGACGCGATTCGACTGGACGCCAATGATGGCCTGCAGCAAAGTCAACAGGTAGGCAGGCGTTCCCACGGACGCCACGCGGCCGGCTTGCAATATCCGCGATCGGTAGCTTTCGACGCTTTCGGCAGATTCCGTCGGGGTTCCCGCTTGGGGGTTGTTCACCGCCATGGTGTAGGCCGCGTCGACCGAGGTAACGATTTGCGTCACCGTGTTAGCCGGAATGGCGAAACTGTCGCTTACCGTGCAGACGGCAAAGAGTGGCGAACTGACTCCGGACGTTGGAATGACTCCGCCGTCTTGCAGCGCATATTGATGCGTACCGTCGCTTACCAGGAATCCCGGCGACAGCACATATCCGGCCGATCCCGTGAACACCACCAGGACGGAAGCGTTCGACGGCGCGCCCAAGGAAAGCCCGAATTGAACGCCCAGTTGATTGAGTACGGCGACATTGGCGCCGTAGGGGGATACCGAATTGATCGCATCCACGCGCGCTTGGTCGATCATCGCCAGGGACGAGGTGTCCGTGGAAAGGATGTCCTCAACCAGTGAGCCGGGGAGATTGGCGGTATAGCCTGGATTGGTGGACGCAACGGCATTCAGGATGTCTTGTCGAAGAGTCGCCGCTGGTGTTGCCACGGGGCCATTGGCGTCGATGACGACAGGGATGGGCGTTCCAGGAATCAGGGTCATGTGGCAATCGCCGTGGTGAGCAAGGCGCCGCTATGCGTAATGGCGGTGACTTGATAGGTAGGAGGGTTGGATGAGGCGAGCCGATTGACGATCAGAGACGCAAAAAAAGGCGCATAAAGCGCCTGCATCTGCAACATGTAGTAATCGGGAAGCACCTGGGTCACGACGGTCTGATATTGCGGGATGCCGACGTTTGCATAGAACGGCGATTCGCCCAGATTCAGCTTGATGGCCTGCACCAATGACGTGAGATAAACCGCGTCGTTCAGGCCATTGGCGTCTGTCGTAACCTCGATCCATGTCGGGTTTCCATTTTCGTCGTAGATGCGGCCGTAGGTCCTCATACCGGCGGCCCCGACGTGCCACCGCCGGGAAGGACGCCACTATGCTTATGGGCCTCCCACAGTTTTCCGTCCAGCGTGATGCCCGATCCATTGATGACCAAGCTGATTCCGCCTGCGGTCAGCGTGATGCTTGAACTGTTCATGACGATGGTGGTTGATCCGAAAGTAAGCGTGGTTCCGCTCTGATTGATGACGGCGCTGCTTGTGGTGCCTTGCGTCGTCTGCGCGATGACTCCTTCCGGACCCTGAACAATGGCGGCGTTGCCATTGGACGGCGCAGAGGATTTGCTGCTGACGGGAACAAAGACCAGAGCGGCAAGATTGCCGGGCTGCGTCAGGTTGGCCGTTCCGCCCTGTCCCGTGATCCCGTCAAGATAAACATCGGCCGGCATGGTGACGCCCAAGTCCCCGACTTGCGTCGGCATCCGTATCCAGTTGCTTTCTGCCTTGGGGATGGTGATCTGTGGCAAGGTGTAAGGTGCCGAGTCCATCTCGAAAGACACGGTAACCAGCGCGCCATAGATGGCGGTAACCCGGCACGGAAGCGCTCGACCCAGGCGCTGAACCATCTGTTGCGCACGTCGCGTCGCGCCTTCATTCAGGGTCTGCTGAACCCATAACTTGTCGTAGTTATGCGCCACTGGCGGAATCCGGGATGACGTTGAACACGGTGCACCAGTCCCCGGCATCGCTAGACCTGAAATGTCCGAGATGGCGAAGGGCGATCACTTGAAATTGACCTTGAAACGTGGACTGATATTTCATGCTCGACGGTAGCGATCCAGACTGCGTAGTAACGAATCCCGGCACGTTTTGCATGCCCTGCGGCATGCGCAACAGCGATCCAATTTGCAGATCCGCGCGCATGACGGTCTTGATCTGCATTGTTCCCGGTTCAATCCACGTCGGTTGGCCGATCAGGTCGGTGAACACCAGCTGCACGGGGGACGGCTTGTACGTCGTGGTGTCGTAAACCAGCAGTTGGCCGGTCTGCATCGCGATATGGACGGTCTGCTTGAAAAGCCCCTGCGTGGTGTCGGCGACGTACTGCGCCATTTCGTCCAGCGTGCCGGCGAAATGCGGCCGCCCCGTCGATGGCACGTACTGATCGCCGATGTTCATCTGCACGGGGATGTTCGGATAGGCGACGTTGAACGTGTTCTTGAGCGCCGTAGCCAGCGACATGCCCGGCTGCCAGTCCAACACCAGGTTGCCCGGGTTGTCTGTCGTGTAGATCGGCGCGTACAGCATGAAGTCCAGCGTCATGTCCGTCCCGACCCAGTTGGCGTAGGACTGGAAAATCTGCGCCTGCACGATCAGGCCCGCTTGCGCCGGGTTGTTCAGCGGCAACCCGGCTTGCATACCCCCTTTCATGGTCAGGTTCTGGCCGGCGAACTGCTGCGCCTGGCTCAGGTTGTCCAGCGAGATGCCGTGGATCGTGATCGTCTGGCCACCGATCGGAATACCCGCCTGCGTCACTGGCAGGTCGAACTCGATATCCAGTGCCGACGCGTTGAACTGGCCCTGCGGGTGCGACTGGAAGGTGAGCGAAGGCTTGCCTCCGGACGGGGGGATGATGGCGATGTCGTAATACCTCACGGAGAAACTTCCAGGTTTCCGGTCGGTGCGCGATAGATCAGCGTGGAGGTGGTGAAAATTCCCGGTGCCAAGGGAATGTCGAAATCAAGCGAGGAACCCACCATCGGGCCGGTCCAGAGGCGGTTACCCTGGCTGTCGATCAGGATCAGATACCAGCGCTGGGCTGCCATGCTCCATTGCGCCTGCGCGCCAACGGATTGCCCGTCCAGCATCAAGGTCGTCTGAAAAGGCGGCAGCACCTTGCCGTTAGGTTGAAAAGGAATAAGCGTCGTCATCACCCGGCCCCCAGAAGTGGCGCTGTCGGCTGCGCGCCGAGTGGATAGGTAATGATCCCTGCCGGCGACCCGGAAAGCGCGCCAGCGGCACCCTGCGCGGCGCTACCGCCCAATGCGCTCGCACTGGAGGGAGCGGACGACGTCAGGATGCCACCGCCAGAAAGCTTGTTCATGAAGGCCGACAAGGCATTCGCTGCGGATTGCTGGGTGATCAAGGGCTGCGTGAAGTCGAGTTGAAACAACACTTGCTGTTGCCGCGTATCGCCCGAGGTAATGTCCGTCATCGCCGTCATCAGGCAATTTGTGTAGAGATAGGCTGGCGTGGCAATGGTGAAGGTGCCGCCTTGCGCGCTGTGCGTCTGGAGGCTTCCTTGCAACGCCGTCAGGATCGCCAGTTTCGTGTAGTAGCCGCCTAGATCCTTGACTGGCGCGATCATCTGCAGCGAGATGTTCAACGGCTGCTGGATCACGGCGTTGGCGGCAACCGTCTGATTCGCGAAGGGATACGTGCCGATAGTGTTATTGACCAGCGTTCCGCCCGGGATGGGCACGAATCGCGCGAATGGGTCTTGATCATTGATGCCGCTGCTGACGATACCCTGCAAAAGCCCCAGAGACTGACCCAGCAACGCGATGATCGGCAATGCATTGCCGATGCTCGATGAAGCGATCCCGCCCACCAACACGATGGGCGATATCTGGAACGCCAGATCGTAGGCCAAGCGTCCAGCATTGGCGATGATGTTATTGGCCATTACAGACGCGCCGCGTTGGCGGAAACCGCCACGTTGGTCCCGGTTTTGTTGGTGACGTGCACTTCGACCTTGATGGGCTGCTCACGCTGTATCTGCGCCAGATTGCGCATGACGCGTTCGATGAAATCCCGCGTTTCCTTCGGCGCGTGGTTTTCCCAGTTCTCCCCATTTTTTCGGATATCGGCGTCAAGCGATCGGGGATTCCAGTTCCATGCCGCGATCTCCTTGCGCAGATCGCCGTGATACCGCCCCTGTAGTTGCTTGAAAAGCACCGATCCGCCCATGGCGGACTGCATGGGGTCATAAGGATTCTGCACGCCTAGCGCTTTGGAAACGGCGGGCATGAGTTGCATCAACCCTTGCGCACCTTTGTTGGATTTTGCCTTGGGGTCGAATCCCGACTCGGCCGCACCAAGGGCTGAAAGTATTCCCGCCGGCAGACGATTCGCGGATTCAAGCTCCGAAAAAGCGCGCTTGTATTGCGGCGATTCGTGCAACAACGCCGGCTCAATCCCGTGAGACACCGAATAGGAGCGCAGTAAGCCAGCGATGACGCTGTCCTTGGCTGCAAGATGCGACTTCCCGGAAACGATGTCGTTGTATTTTTCGGCGACCCAAGTAGCTTGCCTGACGCCTTCCGTGGTCGGTTTCAGGGCAGCAATAGGCGCGGGAGACGAAGGCGAGGCATTCGGATCAGTCAGCCCCGAGTTGGGCGCGAGCCACTTGGCGAACTTCCACAACGCGCTCGCGACGGCGTCCAATGCGCCAAGGAAGGTGTCCATGTCCTTCTTGAATACGTCGGACCCCAGGAACTTCGTGAACTGATCGACGCCGTGCTCGATGGCCTGCACATGCTGCGGGGTGAAAATCTTGTTGATCAGGATTTCCGCATCCTTCTCCAGCACCGTGATCAGGCCGCCCAACGATGGCCCGAGCTGCGCCAGTCGGCGACTGAACGCCGTCTCCAGCGACTGTCCGGCGAGAAGCAAGTCGCGCCGGAAGGTGAACAGGGCGTCGGTGCTGCGGTCGGTGATGTTGAGACGCTTGCTGTCCGCCTGGTATTGGCGTTGTGCCTGCGCCAGCTCTTCCTTGGATGCAGCCCCCAGCCGGCGCATGTCGTCCAGCGAGAAGCCCAGTTCCGTGAAGCCGGCGGTCTGCAGGTTCGTGCTAGTGCGCTGGGCGGCCGGGGTCTTGTCCCACCAGTCGTGCGCCTTCATGGCGAGACTGCCGGCCAGCGTACCGGCGTCCTGCGACTGGATAGCATCCGCGCTCATGCCGGTAGCGCGCTGCAGCCAGATGCGCCCCAGATAGTCGTTCTTCGCGTTGGCGATATTCTCCAGCGCGGACGGGTCGACATAGCGGCCGAAGTCCGTGCCGAAGGCGCGGTATTGCCCGGTGCTAAGACCTAAACTGCGGGCGCCACGCTGGTTGCTGACGGCACTCTGCGCCAGCTTGTCCAGGCCGAAGCCGCCCAGCAGCCCCGACGCGCCGCCCAGTACGCCGACCTTGAACAGGAACTTGCCGATGCCGAACACGCGATCGGCGACCGTCTTGGCGTCCTTGGCCATGCTGTGCATGTGCACGGCACCCTGACGCGAGGCCACGCCGAACTGACGCTGAGCTTCGGAAGCGGAATGCAGGTGCGATGACAACAGGTGGGCATGCTTGCCCGCTTCCATCAGCCCAGTCGTCACCGTGGCAATGGCCGCCGCCATCGCTTCGGAGCCTTCGGACGCGCTGCCGCTGATCTTCTCCCAATCCTTGGGCAGCGCCTGGACCTTTTCCTGGTGTTTGTCGAACAGTTCGGAAAACGCCTTGAACTGGTCGTCGTTGACCTGGATCGTGATAATCGGCTTGTTAGGCATGTCGGCTGAATATCTTCGTCAAGGCCATCGAAAAATGGCGGTTTCGAAACTCCGAAGCCGTCAACCAGGGCAACTCGTAGTCTTGGGCGAACAACGGAAACGTTTCACCCATCAGCTCGTTCAGGAAGGAACCGATGAGGCCGGTTTCTGGGTGCCGGAAGTTGCCGTCGACGTCGGCAAAGAAGCGAGGTAGTCCGTAATGGAAGAGGAGGTAATCTCGCCCCCCACGATCAAGGCTAGCGCCTTCATGACGCCCGCTCTCTCCATGCGTCGACTCATGCAGGAGTGACATGTAAAAAAAAGCAGGGAGGATTCCACTTCTGCCCAGCTTTCCGCGTCGATGGCCTGCCGTGTGATGGCCGTCTGTACCGGCAACTGCTCCCATCCGTTGGGCGTAGGTACCAGCACGGTGGTAAGGCGCTGGATGTCCTGCAACAGGCTGGTCACCGCCGCTTCGCTATCTTCGCGATCGGCACGCGCTTCGTCCTTGAGTAGGAGGGTGGCGATACGCGGCCCGGCATCCGCCATGAAGGCGGCGCCCTTGGCCATCATGGCCGCTTTGGTCGACGCAAGGAGGCGATAGTTTGCCTCGAATACATCTCGGGGCAACGGCACATGGTAGGCCCGGATATCTCCTTCCACCGCCGTCACCAGGCGCAATTGCTCGTCAATGCGCATCAGACGCTCCACAGCGCGCTGTTGATGTAGTAGATCCCCGACATCGTCACCTTGATCATCGGGTCGGTGCCATCGTAGGCGCCGAAATCCACTTCACCGATCACACAGGTATCCAACGTCACCGATGCCCATGCGATGGAGTCGGGGATCACGTTGACCTGACCGATGGTGGACTGCAGCTCCCACTGGCTTCGCCACGATGCCCCCAGCGATTGAGTACGCAGAAGCATGAACGTAATGTCTGCCTCGACATACGGTTCCGGGGAAGTGACCGCCCCTGTTGCGGTCGGGATCAGGTTGTTGAACCTTCCCTTGGGGGTGACATGGACGAAGGACTTGCCCATGTAAGGCGAGGTCACATTGAGGCTCGGGAAGCTTGGCACGATGACAGCGGCGCGAAGTCGGTTCAGGGTGCCTTGCGTAACAGGATTGAGTGCCATGGTGGATTCCTTACGCGCTGGCGAACTGGACGGCGTCCAGATTCACGGTGATGGACATGAAGCCGTTTTGCAGCGTCATCGTGGCGGTCAGGCCGTTGTAGATGCCTGCCGCATAGTCGGAGGGGTTTTGCGTGACGTAGGTGTTGAAATCGACGGCCGAGACGGTCACCGATTGCGCGCATCCGAAGGCGACCGCCGAGCTTCCCACCTGATTGGCGACAGCTTCCAGCGTGTTGATGCCGTTCTGGTCATAGAGCAGCGGCGGGTTGCTGTTCGACCCGTTGATGATGGCCGCCGCCAGACGCTGCTTGACGTTGATGCGGAACCAGTCCAGGCCGAACCATGAAGCGGATTGTGCCCCGTCCATGGTGGTGCCCTTGAACAGGCAGGCATTGGATATTCCGCCTTCCGATCCCGTGAGTGCGATATTGCCGAACCCGGTAAGGATCGCGTTGATCGTGGTGTTGTTGGCACCGCGAACCCATGGCGTCACGCCATACAGGAACCGGAACTGCATCGGCGCCAGCGGGTTGGATGAGCCGGGATTGTTGGCGATCCAGTTGTAGAACAGGGAAGCAACTTGCACTTCCTGCGTCGTCTGAGTCGGCGATGGCACGATGGCAAAAACCGCCTTGTTGCCGGCGTAGGCGGACAGGTGCGCGCTGGTGGTCGTGACGAAGAAATACGTCTGTGCCGTGGGTCCGTTGTAGGCCAGGGCCAGGGCCGCCAGCTGGGTCGATGCGGAATCGTCCCAATAAGGCGGAACCAGGTAGGCGTAGAACGCTTGCGGCGTGGTGTAGGTGGTGAGATAGGTGGACAGGGCCGCCACGCCCGCCACATCCGAAGCCGCCACGCCAAGCTCCAGCAGGTAGAACCCGACCGAACTGCCCTGCGCAAAAAACGTGGTTGCCGCATCCAGGATGTACGACGATTCCGGCCCAGTGAACGTGCCGGGTGACGTTTCGGAGCCGGGATTGGCGCTGACAGCGTAGGTGAACGTCGTGGTCGAGGCTACCGTGGCGACGAACGTGCCGTTGTATCCGGCAGGCACGGCGCCACTGATGACGGTGGCGAAGGTATCGCCCACGCCCAGGCCTTCCAGATCAGCCGCGTCGACGGTCGCCGTCACCGTGCTCGATGCCCATGCCAGCGAGGTGATCGCATAGGGAGCCACCAGCAAGGATGCGACCTGCGATACCGAACCGCAAAAGCTGCTGGTATTCGAGGCCAGCGTCGTCGCGCCCGCCGAGACGATGGCACCGGATTGCTGCAGGGTGTTAGGCGCCGGCGAGGCGGTGATCTTCGTGTTGACGTTGACGATGTTGGGAGTGACGGTAGTCGTCATGATGATGGCCCCTTACGCGTAGCTGACAGAAAGTACCTGCGAAGTCCCCGGAGTCACGACGATGCCGGTCGCGCAAGGGAACGTGAACGAATAAACGCCCACGGCAAGAGGAATGGACCCGACGAGATTGGAGGCAGTGGCGGCACCTGTGGTCAAACAGTCGTGGATGGTTCCAGCCGAAGCCGTTCCCAATACATTGTTTGTCACGGTGAAGATGGTGCCGGGTCCGGCCTTGACGACGGTGGCCGCCGTGATGTTCAGGACCGAGGCGTTGCCGCCGGGACGCGGGACGATGGGATTCTGCGACATGGGGTGAACTCCTTATGGGGTGGTTGTCACGGTGGCCGAAAGAATGAGACGACGTGCCACGGCGTCGGCTGTGCCTTGGTAGTAGGAAGCGAGGATCGTGATGGTCTTTTTCATGGCGAGCGCCGCGATTTCGACCTGACCGCGCTTTTCGTCACGAATGGCGGGCGAGTTGCAAAACCCGAAGTCATCCGTGGCGAGCGAGTACTCCATCAGCGAGACGTAGTACTGAATAGCCTGCTGATTGTTGAAGCCGTACAGCGTCAATTTGACGGTGTCGCGCATGAGCTGCGAGGACGGAAGATCGTGCAAGGGATCGGGTGATCCGCTTTGCGTGGTTCCGGGCCACCGGTAGATGGGAAACGATCCCAGCGCATCTGTCATCGCCGGTTCGATGTGCGCCACGATGTAGGGCGGCACGACGTTGTCCGGGACAAGGAATGACGGGTACACCGGGGCCATGCTGTTTTGCGCCAGCCAGATCGGCAGGCTGTTCGATACGATCAGTCCAGCAGGCAGGTCGTAGGGCGTCGCGACAAGCTGCGTTGCCATCGCGGGATAAACGGCATACCCGCTGTAATGCCACAATCCGGCCTGTTCGTAGAACGATCCGCGATCCGAAAACGCGATTTGGATGGACGTTCCATCCACGGTCCATGTGCCGATCCACATCGTCGACGGACTGACCGCGTTAAGCGCAGTCACTTCCTGCGTGGCGGTGAAGATGAAGCGATTGGCCGCAATCGTTTCGTCTTCGTCCTGATGGCGGTCGCTGATGTAGTGCAATGAACCCGTGAAATCCTCCGTGGTGGCGCTCGCTACCCAAAACACCATGCCATCCGGAGAAACCACTTGCCGCGTGTATTGCGTGAAGGTGATCGACTGGTTGCCGGAAATGCTGGCAACACCCGACGCCAGCGCCGCCTGCAATGGACCTGAGGCAGCCGACGCTTCGGAAATAAGGGACATCAGCCGACCCACGCCCGGAAACTGGCCTGATACAGGCCGGTGTCAACAAATGCTTGCCGAGGTTTCCCGCCCTTGTTCTTTTTCGCTTTCTTGCGCGTGTTGACGCCTTGCTGTGCTGCTGCGATCTGTTGCGTTTCGGGAAGAAGCCGCGCCATTTCCCCGCTGTCGAGGAAGTTGCGGAAACGTTCCTCAATCTTTCCCATGGCGGGGGCTAGAAAGTCCTTTTGCGCACCACCACCCATCGCGATGTTTTCAATGGCACCCGCCACCTGATCGACAAGAATCTGCCCGATGTCCTCCTCGTTCAGCTCAAGAAACGACCGCATGACGTGATACCTTTCTTCCAGATATTCCGCCACGTCGCCCGTGGTAGTGACTTTTCCGGCATCGGAGTACGCGACATCCACCACGCCGAACTTGAGTTCCATCACGACACCCCGAAAACGGACGGACCCCAGCTCTGCGCATAGGCCAGATACTGGCGACCCCACGGCGTTTTTTGTACGTCGATGTCCGAATAAGTCAGGTTCTTCATGAAGTCCGGTGCCACCAGCGTCTGACTGGTAGCCTCGTCGCTGCTGGACTGCACGCCGCCGATGACGAACGACATCAGCTTGAATTGCGTGCGCGCGTCAGCAAAGAAGGTTTGCCCCGGCTGATCTTGTGCGATCGTCAACAAGTGATGCAGACCCAGGTTGTAGACCGCCATGACATACAAGCCCGGCGGCATCTGCGGCACCGTGGTCACGATGTCGCTGGCATAGTCGAAAGCCCATGCGTAGTAATCCGAGTCGGCCGGAAGAATGGTCGTCGTCACCCCCTGCGCTTGGCAGAAGGTGATGAAGTCCGCCAGATTGGGCGTGGTCGGATCGACGAAGGCCATGTCAGCCGACATCCACGCTGTCGCGACCATCTTCGGCCACGCTGATTTTCAGATGAATGTCGTCCTTGCTGGGTTTCTGATGGCGCGGGATGTCCTGATGAATTTCCACTTCCGTCACCTTGGCGAGACGCTTGCCGCTGCGCTTGTCGCGGTTGGACTTCTCGAACCCCAGGACCGCTCGCGTCGCTTCCGTGGCTGAGCGCTTCTCCTGTGTTTCGACCACGGCATCGTGCCCCGTCATGATCTGGCTTTCGGTGATCGGCTTGTCCGTGCGATACAGCAGGCCGTGGAACTTGCCAAGCTTTCGATTGACGTCGACGGCCGGACGTGCGCCGTATTTTTCCAGCTGGCGAATGACCGAATCGGTCTGGGCAGCATTCCAGTCCTTGCCCAGTTCCACCTGACTCCCTGAGGGGATTTGCGTGTAATAGGGACGGTTGGTTTCCAGCACGCGGAAATGATGGTGCCAGTCCTGCTTGGTGGTATTGGCGATGAAAAGAGACATGGTTTTCCCCTTAAAGGAAAAGCCCCGAATCCGGGGCTGAGGCATAAAAAAAGCTCCTTTCGGAGCCATCGGGATGACGCTGTGCGTTGGGATCAGCTATAAGCCATGCTGATCAGGCGCAGACCCTGCGGACGGATGCACCATCCGGAGGTGATGCGCAGTTCCTGGACTTCGGTGATGGCGCCGTCCGGCGTGGGCGTCGGAATCTTCATCGGAGCGGCCATGTCGGCGTACTGAACGTTCACTGCCTTCATGTTCGGATTCACATCCGCGAACACGTTGGTATTGATGCCCGGGATGTCCGGCTGCTCGATTTCCGGCAGGGTCATGATGACCATGTCGGTGCCGCCTGCTCCCTGGCCCAGCAGGGTATCGTCGTAGTACCACTCGACGGTGTCGCCATTGGCCTTGGCGGTCTCGCTGACCACTTCGGCGGTGGTCGCCGTGCCGGCACCGGGACGCTGGTACTGCACGACCTGGACAATGTTGGCGTACCCGAGCTGCAGACCAACGCGCTGTGGGCAGATGATCTTGATGTTGTTGCCCACCACCGCGCCGGACTGGAACATGCCGGTTTTCAGGGCGACGATCTGGCCCAGAAGCCACAGCGCCATCTCGCCGTTGTCGTAGGTGGTCACCGCGTCATTGCCGTAGCTGTCCGGCGGCAAGGTAACGGCCGTCGCGCCTGCCGTGTTGACCAAGCCTTCGCCGTTGGCCGGGCTGAACCCGTACAGCAGCGCCGTACGCATCTGCTGGAAGATGCCCTGACGCATGGCCAGGTCCTGCGCATGCGGCAGGGACACGCTGTAGTTGCCGGCCGCCGCCATGTCGTGGTGGTCGTAGATCGCACGGGTGCGGATCAGGTAGGTCTGCGTGGAGAAGTAACTGGCCGTCAGGGTCGCCGAAGGCAGCTGGTTGAACGACGACTGTGATGCTTGCGTGTCGGTGCGCAGATCCAGCGAGTTGATGTAGACGTACAGATCCTCGCTGCTGATCTTCACGCGCGGCTTGCCGCCCTGCAGTGCCGCGAAGGCGCCGGAAGGCTGCGAGTAGGTGACGATCAGGTCCGGTTCCGAAAAACTCGGCGTGATCTTGGCTTGCGCCGGGAAGTAATTGCTCATGGTTCAGGGCTCCTTACAGCAGGATGGTGGCAGCGGAGCCAGCCACCCAGGTCACCGCGCCGGTGCCGGAGTTGTAGCTGACGACTTTGCTGTTCGAGTTGACGGACAGGATTTTCACGTTCAGTGCGTTGGAGCTGTCGTAGGGGATCAGCTGATCGTTGGTGAAATCCCACGACACGTTCTGGCTGATCTGCCCGCTTTCGACGGCAGCCGCCAGCGCCGCACTGCACTTGACGCGAATACGCGCGCCCGAGCCGAGACGGAAATACGGCACCGTCTGGCCGGCCTGGGCGGTCTGCACCGAATTGCCCGGCACGATCACCATGTTGTAACCCTGGGTGAACACGCTGAATCCGGTGGTGGTGGCGTCGTTGGTGGCGAGCTTGAGGGTGCTGCCCAAGCTGGAGTCGCCGTTGGCCGGCACCAGTTCCTGAATCGCGAGCGCACCCCACACGGGCTGCGTCACGCTGGCGTCGATGACGCCGGAGTTGAGGTACATACGGGACGACGGATCATCCACGAAATCACCCTGCACAAACCCTTGGGTCTGGGCGAGGAAGGTGTTTTGCGGAGCCGTGGTCAGGCTGGGGTTGAACGATACGTTGGCCATTATCGGGCTCCCTTGTTTTCGTTGTGCAGGTTGCGGTTGATCGTCGCGCTATAACCCGGCGACTTGAAATGGGTGAGCCAGCTGTCGATGTCTCCGGTGTAGGTGGTGATCTGACGGCCAGCGGCATCGACGCGGACGGAGGGAATCAAGCGGCCTTTGGGCGCGGACGCCGGATTCAGCGCCACGTTTTGCGCGTCGTTGTAGATCCGCTCTTCCATCAGCGCGAACGCTTCGGGAGACTGCGAATCCAGCTTCACGGTTTTCAGGGTCGGCGAGTATTTCTGAAACTTCGCCGCCAGGCGCTTGCGATAGGCGATCGGACCTTCGCCATGAAGCGGCGGCTGCACCGAATCACCGAACAGCTGAGCCAGCGAATCGGCACGGCGCTGGGCCACGCTGAGCTGATCGCGGTCTTCAGAGCTGAGTGGGCGAGTCAGGCCGGACAAGCGCTCATCCATCGCAGCAATGCGCTGGCGCAGCTCGGCGTTCTCGCGCTGACTGTCCTTGCGGGCAGCGTCGTCGCGCTCGGCCTTCGCTTCCTTGTCGCCTTCCTTGATCGCCTTTTCCTCGTCCTCGTGTTCCTTCTTGCCGTCCTTCTCGGCTTCCTTTTCGGAATCCTTGCGGGCGTCCATCAGCTCGTCTTCGGAGTCCTTGCGGTCGGCCTTGGCCTTCTTCTCTTCCGCAACCTTGCCGGCGATCTTCTCGGCGGACTCCTTGTCGTAGCCTTCGCCCTCAACCTTGTGTTCCAGACCCTCGAAGCTGTCCTTCTTCGCGGAATCCTTCTTGGCGTCGTCGAACTTGTCGCCGCCCTTGTTTTCGATGGCGTCCATGCGACTGCACACGGAATCCAGTTTCTTGCCCAGCGCATCAGCCCAGGCCGGCACCTTCTCTTCATTTTCCACTTTGCTGTCTCCTTCGAGGTTGACACCAGTCGGCTCGCCGCCCTTGTCCCACACGCCCTCCACGCAGATAGCGAGGTGGTCGAGGTAAGAGGGTTTGCCTTCGATTAGAACGGTCGAGCCATCGTTAAGCTCGATGCTCTGAGTTGATCCGGCGTCACGGAACACAACGGCCGGGCTTGTTGATGCGTGGGACGAACGCATGAGCGCCGCCCCATCCTCATCGAACACTTTTGCAATGCCCCATACTTCGTCGTCTTTGACGTAGGGCAGCGTGACCGTGCCGATGGCACGATCACGAAATTCCTGGGTATCCAGCAGTGAAGTCTTGGGATGCTCGAAAATAAGCGGCAACCCGTTGCAGCGCTGCACGAAGTCATCGGACAGGAAATCTTCTGGCGGACGATAGACGTACTCATCCAGCGACTGCCGGTAGCTGGTGCCGGTGCCGGTGATGCGTATGTCGAACAGCCAGACGTTCTCGTATCGCTGCGGGCTGGCCAGTTCGCCATCACGGATGGCCTTGGCGATGTCCAGTTCATGTCCTGATGCCAGCGCGATCGAACGCGCGACCTCCGGATGTATCCCTTGCGGCAATTCGTTGGGCGAAACCCAGCGCCATCCCGTCGATTCATCATCCAGCGTCGGTTCGAACACATCGACGTCTTGCATGTAGCAGGTGAAGTCGATGCCTTCCGACTGGCTGCGCCGAAGCATCCAGCGAACGCCGTCAGGAAGGCTTCCGACTTCTTCCTTGCATTCCCGTGCCGCCGCCTCTTCCGGCGTCTCACCGGCTTCCATATGGCCGCCTGGCTGCACCCATTGCCCGTCATCGGCATTGCGCACCAGCAGGAACAGCGGTCCGGGCGCACGCAACAGGATGCCTGCGCAAGCAATGGGCACCGCGTCCGCCGCAACGAACTCTTTCCCCACCTTCTCGGGAATGCCCAGCGTAGAATGACCATGCGCCGCCGCCTCCATAGCCTTGTGCTGTTGGAGGCTCACGGATGGCATGATTTTTGATTGTCCTTTCTACTCAAACCACGATGGGGAACGTCATGAAAAAACTGTTGCTTTTCGCCGCACTACTTCCTGCTGCGGCTTTCGCCCAGCAACCAAAGATCATCCATGCCGCACCCGGGCAGACGGTGAACGTGGCGCCCGGTCAAACCGCCGATATCTCCATCACGACGGGCGACTCGCCGGATGCAAGCGCCGCCTCCGATCAGCTGGCCGCCGTCATGGCCGCCAGTGCGCCCAACTCCGGGCTATTCCCCGCGTCCTGCCTTTCCGACATGGCGAATGTCCAGCTGGCCCAGATGGTCCAGGTTTACGCCGGCAACCCGATGGGTGATGAGCTTGTCGACTTTCGCGTGACCCAAGGCATCGGCACACCCAGCCACGCCGGCTATAACTGCCTGGTCGTCGCGACGTGGCGCGATCACGGCGTACAGCATGGCGTGGCCGGCATCTTCAAAGGCCCGGGCCAATCCGTGATTTACCAATGGCGTCCGCTGGGTTATTAAGCCGCCGCCTTCCGCGCATCCTCCAGCGCCTTGCGTCCCTTGGCGGTCAGCATGTCTTCGGGCAGGTCGCGGATGTTGGACAGGTAGACGACATAACACCGGCAAAAGACTTCCTCGCCGGGCGCCGTCATCTCATCCAGATAGCCGGCGCCCTTGTTGATCAGTCCCTTGTCGGCGGCCCAGCTACCGCGCACGGCATACACTTTGCCGTCGCGCTGCATGTGTGAGTGGCGTGCGTCGTAGGTCTTGTCGATGCTTCCATGATCGCGCCACCGTCCCGCAATGGCCCCCGTATGCTGGGCAATCACCGCGTCGATGGATGCCATCAGCTTGTGACCTTGGTCGATCGCCACCCGCCGCTCTTCGTAACTGCACTGACGCAGTGACTTGCTGATGTCCGCCTTGACATCGCGCTTATCGACCACGCGCGATCCGCCATCCGGGATGGATGTCGCCCAGCCCGAAAACCGCTGCATCGTCCGGTCAATCGCCTGTTCCCGGTTCAACTTGATCAGGTTGGCGCTGGCCACGATGCGCCGGGAAAGCTCATCGCGAAGTTCCGGCTTGATCTGCGCGATGGTGTAACGCGGCGCATCGGGATGCCTGCGCTTGATTGACATCGGCGTCAGGACGCGATCAAAGGATGCTTGCAGCGACCTTTCCAGCGCCTTCACCACGTCTTTCTCGGGCCTCAATTCCGCTTCGGCCGCCTTGCGTAGGCGATTCACCCACAGCGTGAGCATCGGCACGTCGGCATATCCCTGTTCGGAAAAATGGCGAATGGCCTCCTGCAACAGCTCGTGGAAGCTCACCGGCGCACCTTCTTGTAATCGGACAAGGCGTAGCTGACGCCTTTCGGTACGCTGTCTCGCTTGATCTGGCGCTTCTCGTCCTTTTCATTGGGCGCCACAGTGACCGGTTCCGGATCATCTTCCTCTTGCTCGCCCATGGGCTGTGGCGGCACATAGCTGGCGATGGCTTCCAAGTCGAGATTCAGCGGCGCCGAGAACATCAGCGTGCGTGAGTTCAGGACATCGGACAGCCAACCAGCCAGCAGCGCCTTGTTCTCCGGGTCGCATAGCGGCGCCAGCACTTCGACCGCCGCAATGCCGGCCTTGGTGATCACATCGTCAACCTTGACCTTTTCGCTGTCAGGCTCCGTCAGCAGATTTGGCCACGTCGCCTTGAAGGCGTTCTTCCACCCGTAGAAGGCCGTCTCATAGGGAACATCGCCCAGCTCGGCCGGGTACTTCCGCTGCATGGATTCGTAGAACTCCGGATTCCATGCCCGGTGCATCACGATGGTGTCGAACCACAGATAGGCGGGCGTCATTTCCAGGCGCTGACCGTCGATGTACGTGGCGATCTGCTTGGCGTCCTCCGATCCTTCCCCGAAACCTTCGGCCAGCGTTTCGTCGTTCAGCATGCTCGCCGGCATGTTGTCGGCCGATGCAATGTTTTTCAGGATGTTGTTGCGTGCGAACTCGGCAGCTTCCCGCAAGTTCTTCATGTCCAGCGATTCGATTTCCTCCTGCGTGCCGATCGACAGCACGTTCCCGGTACGCGCCCCTTTGATCGACTCGCGGCGGAAACCGAAGAAACTACGCGCCCGCTGATCGACGATAGATCCGGGAGACTGCATCTTGGCCACCAGCAGGCCAGCCTTCTGGGTCACCATGTCATCCGTGATCATGCTCTGCACATAGCTTTTCAGCGGAAACAACGCGCGCTGATAGACGGATCGCCCCACGAAGCCGAAAGCCGAATTGCTCCAGTCGATGTAGATCGGCTGTTCGTTGCACATCACCAGGGCGCGGCTTGGGTGGTACGACTTGCCCGCCACCGTCAGCTGCCGGGGGCGCAGGAAGTCAGGCGCATTCGGGTCCTGGTTCAACACCAGGCTGCCCGCCGTATTCAGCGGATCAGCGATGTTGAAGTACAGGTCATGCTTCCACAGATCCTCCAGCGGGATCGGCTGATCAGTTGGCACTTCCGGGCAGACCATGACCACGGACGCGATGCCGTAGACGCGCGAAAGCGTCTTGACGTTGCGGATGATCGTCGTGGCGCCCGTGCCGCCCAACCGGTCCCACTCCTTGCGAAAGGCGTCGATCAAGTCCTCTTCCGGGCCTCCGGGAATCTCAATCTCGCGCTGCTGGCTCTGCGCAATTACCACCGGCTTTTCGGCCATCTTGGCGCCGAGCGGATGATAGGTATAGATCGTCTTGGCGATCTGGTACGACGGCGCGCTGCCGGGCTGGATGTCGTCGCATAACAGAAGATCAGTCAAGGCCGGGGACAAGGTATTGCCCACACCCAAGCTCGCGGCACCCGTCGCGTTGTTGTCGATATTGGCCATGGGGTCCTAGTAGCCTTCGGTGTCGCCGAGGCTGATCGCTACGCCGTAGGTGAAGGTGTCCAGCAAATCCCGGGGGCCGTCTTTCTGCCCCATCCGGAAACTGCAAACCTGCGAAATGAAGTGGTTACGTACCTGGCCCTTGTAGTTGACCGTCTTGTCATGCGCGTAGCGGCTGATCTTCACGTCGCCGCGATAGACGTACCCGGAAACCGAAAGCGCCCGGCCTTCCTTGCCCATCGAAACCAGGTCGCCGTCAATGGGTGTCGCCGGCCAGCCGCGCCGAATGGCCTGCTGCAGCAGCACGATGCCGCTCGCCTTGTCCTCGATCCATGCGCCCAGGTTTCCTTGCCTCGCACCGACCATCGCCGATAGCTCATCCAGCCGAGCAAACACGCTGGGCAACCAGCTTTCAAGCAGCGCACCTTCGATCTGCAGCACCTCCCAATCCAGGACGATCAGCTTGGTCCCGTAATGGATGTTGCGCGCGTAGTAGGTGACCGCCGTGCCATCGTGCTCGACCCCGTCCTTGAGTGCCGTATCCACCACGGCGAATACCTGATCACACTTGCTGGGGTAATCGACGGGCTGACCGTCAACCAACAATGAGTTTTCGCTGAAAAACGCTGAGCCGTTCCAGTCGACGAACTCCGCCAGATATTCCTGCTGATACACCAGCGGCGGATAGTCATTGATCAGCTTGGCGACGACTTCTGGGTCCAGGTGTGGATTCGTTGCCGTGGGCGCGTGGTATTCAACCCACCCTTCGGCGGGATTGGTGCATGCCTCGTAGAAGTAGTTTTCTTGGTCGATACCCTTTGGGGTGCCGGCCATGATGATGTTGCCGTTATAGTCCAGCAGCGTGGGCCGGATGGACTGGTCGATGATCTCCTTCAAGCCCTTCGCTTTAAGGCTCGCCTCATCCACGATCACCGTGTGGTATTTGCGTGATCGCCCGGCGTTCTCATCCTCCAGCGTCCAGAATTCGATCAGGCCGCCCGTTTTCAGCTGGATCAGCTGGTCGATCTTGGACTTTGATTCGATCACCGGTTTCAGCGTATGGATGAGGTTTCCATACGTTGGCGCATTGATCTTGTACTTCGGTCCTAGCCAGCCAATCCGCTTGCCCTGAAACGCCCACTTCGCCGCCCGGTTTTCCAGAAGACTGGTCTTGCCGAAGCGGCGACCGCAGCGCAATACGGTTTTCTTGTGCTGCCCGAATCCCTGCGCAATCGATATCTGACCTGCATGAAGCGCCTGCAGTTCGACATTCCGGCTCACGGAATCTCGCCATTCGGGTCGATCAGCTTCGGGCCGTTTTCCTCATCCCCTGTCGGTGGCTGCGGCGATTTAACTCCCCAGCGTTTCGGCGCCATCCGGGCTGCCGTCCATTTGCGTATGTCGATCTGCAGCTTGCGATGCTCAATCATGTCCCCTTCAACGATTTCCACGCCGCTCGCCTTCGTGATTGTCTTCCGCCCCATCACCGGGGTATCGGCAATCTCCATGGCCTGTTCAACGTAAAACTCTGCCCGCATTTCACATGCGCGGGCGTATTGGTTCGCAAAGGACGGATGGGCGTCCAACCATTGCCACACCGCCGTTCTTCCCGGCATCGCTTCGTCTCGACATACACTGCGTAGCGATTCCCCGTCAGCCAAGCGATGACAAATGGTCAGCGCCAATTCGGGCGTGTAAAGGGTTGGGCGCCCCATACATCACACAGCCCTGACCGGCACATAGCACGATCGCGCCAAGATGACGTTGTTGGAAGTGACGATTTCGGCAGTCACGGTGTATCCCTGATCCAATTGCCCGGCGCCCAGCGTGAACTGGACGGCGCTGTTCGGCTTAGCTCCATCGGTCACGGAGCCTTGCCCCACCGTGATCGTGGCAGGGAGAGCGGTGACGCTGGTGACGCTGGTGATCGTCTCGCTTGTGGCCAGCAAGGCGCTGAAATCAATGGCTGTCGGTACGTTCTCATCCTCCGGGCTCATCGGTGACAGGACAATGAGCATGGTTACATCCTGTCAGGCGGTGAGCCGAGCGATGCGCTGCTCGGGCGGAAGAATGGCCGTACGTGTCTCGTGGTCAAGTGCTGCTATGCGCGTTTCGGGCGGCAAGATGGCGATGCGCCCCGGCTCGATGATCAGCTTGCCATTGCTGGTCAATGTGCCGGCGATGAATACAGCGGAGCGACCTGCCATCGCCATGGAAGAAATGGGGCTGACGCCGCCCTGCGTAGTGCCGAACGTCGAACCCAGCAAGCCAACCGATGCGCTGGCGGCAAGTTCACCCTGTGCGGCTGTTGTTCCAGTACCCGTCAGTCCAACGGAAACGTCATGCCCTGCGGTGGCCGTCAGGACGCCTTGGGCGTAATTCGCGTCTTGACCGTCGACCGGTGCCGTGAAGGCTGGTTGTACCGTTCCGATCTGGACGGATATCGACTGGCCCGAGAGCGCGATGCGCACTTCGGGGACAGCGGTGACCGCGCCTTGGGTGATGGTGACGGACTGGCCCGCAAGACCTTGCGATAGCGCTGGCGTGACGTCGCCTTGTGCCGCTGTGACCATCTGCCCTGACAACGCCACGGCAATGCCGCCAGACTCAGGCGTGACCGATCCTTGGGATGCCGTTTCGGACAACCCGGTAACTGCCACCTGCGCGTCTGGAGTGACCCCTCCTGCCCCAGTCGTTCCGACCTGGCCCGTCAATGTCGGCGCCAGCGCAGGAACCGTCGCGCCCTGTCCGCTGGTGACCGCGCTGCCCGTAAGCGACTTGCTCACCGTCCCCTTTAGCGTGCCGCGACCGGACGTGATGCTTCGGCCCGTAAGCGCATTGGAAACGGCTTGCGTGAACGCTCCTTGCCCCGAAGTCACCGCTTGACCCGTCAAGGCCACAGTGACGCCGGTGGATGCCACGGTGACCGTTCCTTGGCCGGAGGTAATGCTTTGCCCGGTCAAGCCGACCGTGACATCCCCGGCAGCCGCCTTGATCGCCAGCAGCACCGCACCGAAGCCGATGCATGTGCCGCCAGTGAAAGCACCCGAGGCCGTCTTTGTGCCGGTGGCGCCAGCGGTGACTTGTATCGCCTCCGACACGCACAGGTTGGCCGAGCCGCCTGTGGGCGGGGTTGCCGGGCTGGTGAAGCCGCTCGGCGGGGTGAAGGTTGGACTGGTGACGCCGCTATAGCTGCCCAGGCCGCCGGCATAGACCACCAGGTCATTCGCCGCCGTCGTCGTGATGCCGGTGGCTGGCATGGATTTCGGACTGGCGCCGCCGGTGCTGCTCGCGGTGCCAGCATAGGCGTCGATCGGCGATGATGTGGCTGCGCCGGCATAGCGCACACATTCGACCGACCATCCGCTGGTGTCGCCGCCATCGGTGCTGGTGAAGCTAGATCCCTCCGTGCCATCCGCTTCGCGCCAGAAGACATTGATGTACTGGCCGTTGCCGCCAAAACGCTGCTGAATCAGCTGGGTGAATCCGGTCGGCGCCGAAGCGCCACCGTTGTCCATGCAGTAGATGACGAACAGGCCGCCCGATCCGCTGGGCGTCGCAACTGTCCAGTTATTGGCTGTGCCGCCCGCTGTTGTGGTATCGGTGCGCGTGATCGTCACGGCGCGCTACTCTTTACGCGAGCTGCAACAGCGCAGTTCCTGCCGCATTCGCCGGCATGGTGAGGGTGAAATTGCTGGCTGTCACCGTCTGCGAGCCGAAGGTATAGACCGCGACAGCCTTGTTGCTCTGCGTGGAGTTGTAGAGCAGCACCGTGTCGAAGGCCGAGGCCGTCATGGTTGTCCAGGCGAAGTTGCCTGATGGCGTCCAGTACGCCGTCGTTCCCGAGCTGGTCGGCGCGGTGGCATTGGTCACGGTCACGCCGCCGGCCGTATAGCCAGTGCCGGTGACTTCGCCCGTGGTCGAATAGGCCGTGGTCGATGCGCCCAGCGTGGCCGAGGCGAAATATAGCGCCGCCTTGAACGTGTCGGCGGCGGTACTGCCGCGCGTGACGGTCGTCCCGAAGGCGTGGATGCCGTTGAGCTGATCGACCTTGAAACTGGTACAGACGGCTGCCGTATTGCTCATCAGAATGTCCCCTGTTCGGGTTGGGCCTGCGCGCCTTGCTTCACATAGACGTGGGCGGATTGCTTGACGATCTCGCCATCCAGCAGGTAGGTCTCGCTGAACTTGAGATATTCGGGGGTTTCATCCCATGCATGGGTGTATTCCAGCGAGGCGATGGGCAGGTTGCCCTTGCTCGTCCAGATCAGGGGTTCATCAGCCACGGTCAATCCTCTGTGCGCGTCGAACGCGGTGTGGAAACGTGATAGTGGACATGCGGCGCCTTGCGCTCCCGGCGCTTGCGCAGCCATCCGGCGATTTCGTCGTAGGCCACCATCCCGATCAGCACCGCCAGCGATAGCGTAGCGAAGCTCAAGCCGATCCAGGTGCCTACGGTTTCGGTGGCGTCCACGTCAGTCTCCAAGCGCGGCGATCACGCGGTCGATGGCGTGGTCCTGAATGTTGTCGAACGGCAGCACTGCATGGCCGATGGGGGTGATCGGACAGGCGTGCGCCAGTTGCGGTGGCACCTGCGTCACGATGTCCCGGCCGTTGCGCGTGGCATAGACAGGTTTCCCGTGGAACAACTCGAGCAGCGTCGTGTCCGCGCACAGTCGCGGCGGTTCGAACGCATAGACCGGCACCACATCGCCCAGCAGCGCCAGCGCGGCGGCGTACAGCACCGCCATGGCCGCGCCAAGGCTGTGCCCGGCAATCGCGTCAGGGCGCGGCAGTGCAAGGCAGGCGGGCAGTATCGCGGACAGCGCCCAGTGAAATCCCGCATGTACCCGGCCCATTCCCGGCACATCGCGCACGATGATGTCGCCATCGGCCAGCAGGGAGCGCAAATCGTCCGTACCCCGAAAGACGTGCACCGTTTCCGTGCCGGTCGCTGTGACCATCTGGTAAACGTGCATCCGGCTTGCGCTGGACGGGTTGCCGATGGTGGGCGCGTCGCTGTACGCCCGTTCGGCCAGTTTGGCGTAGTCGACGGGCAGCACGGGTTACTTGACGCTGGATGCTCGAGCCGGCGCCCCCTGAGCCTTCGCCGCCTGAATCTGCTGCTCGACCACACCCGCGAGCCCCAGTGCCGTTTCCGCCACGACAAGACCGGCCTGCGCCTGCGCCTGCTGGGCCGGAGTGATCGGCAAGGTGCCCACGATGGTCCCGAGCGCCGGCAATGCCTGCTGTGCCAGTGCCTGCAGGTTCGTAGCCGTCACATTTGCCCCAGCAGCACACACGGCGGCCACGGTCGGCTGGATCGCCACCAGCTCGGCATTGGCCTTCTGGGCGAAGGATGCGGTGGCCGGGGAAGCCAGCATCGCGGCATTGATCACGGTCAGCTGGCTGTTGACCAGGTTGACCTGTGGACAGGCGATGGCGGCGATCTGGGCAGGCGACAGCTTCTGGCCGCCCGTAGTGGTGCAACCGGACACACACGTCAGGGCCAGCGCGATCAGCGCCAGCAGCAAGGTCTTGGTTTTCATGGGGTAGTCCTCAGGGAGGCGCAGGGGGTGGATACGGATAACTCGAAGGAGTTTTTTCAGGTTTCGGCGCCGGCACGGAATTGGCCAGCAGGATGTTCTTCCGGTCGCTTCCCGAACTCGAGCCGAAGTAGTAGCTCAACACCAGCATCAGCGACGAATCCATGGTGCCCAGAATCCGCCCCACGACAACGCCGTCCATGCCGGACGGTAGGCCGAAGTGCAGGAACAGTCCCTCCACCGTGCCGACAATCAGGACCGTCAGGATGGCGAGAAGGTGCGTGGTCAGGCTCATTGCAATACGCCGCCGGCTTGGGTGAACCATGTCTGCAGGTCATTCAACGCCTGCTGGTGCTGGCCGTAGTCATTCCCGGGCAAACTGGCCCACAGGTGCGAACACAGCGCGATGGCGGCATTGAGCTTGCCGGCGTCGATCAGCGGGAGCGCGCGCGCTTCGCGGATCTGTTGCAGCGCCATCAAGTCTTGGCTCACCGGGCCGAAGTCCGGGAGCGCCAGAAGCTGCTTGTAGGCCAGCCAGTTGCGGAACAACTCCTGATACCTGCCCGCAGCCGTCGAGCTGTAGCGCGGGTTGTAAACGTCCGGGTGCGTGGCGTAGCTATCGAACAGCAGCGGTGCGCGGCCTGTCGAGCCCACCAGTACGTCGTAGCCGTCGTCGCTGTGCTGCAGCAGCGCCGCGCCGATCTCGCTTTGCGCCAGCATGTCCAGAAAGGCACACCGATTCTGGCCGCCAGCCTGCTCCGGGGTGATGCGTGGCATCAGTTCGCCCCGTGCCTGTCCATCTTGCGGTCCACCTTTTCCTCGATCCGGATCAGCGCGCCCATGATGTTGTTGTTCTGACGGTCGGCGCGTTCGCGGTCATCCCGGGCATTGCTGGCGAGGTTTTCCACGCGAACCTCAGTGCTGGTCAGCCTCGCGCTATGTTTCAACAGCCAGCCGACGATAATCACAACCAGACTCCCGCCTCCCACGATGAGGCTGATGTAATCCGAATCGGTCATGGAACCTCCGCGTGCAAGTGGTAACCCGCACGCGGCGGGGTGAAAGGTGGCCGGCGACCGCTGGGGAGAACGGCGCCGGCCGTGCGGGACGGTCGGACGTCCGGCCTGTTCAGACACGCTTCCGCATGCCTGCCGCACAAATGGAGCGAACCGCCGGACTCGAACCGGCATCTTCGATCTTGGAAGGATCGTGCCCTGCCATTGGACCAGGCTCGCGGAAAACAAAACCCCCGCCGTTTCGGGCAGGGGTTCGGGGTATTTGCTCAAGTGGTGGCGAGCGTCAAGTTCATTGTAGAAATTATTCGGTAGGCGAACAACTACTGAACTGACGCGGCAGACGAAAGCTCGCGGGTTGCCTGATGTACTTCGTCGTTGCACCTGGTGAACATCCATTCGTAGGGCTGTTCCCACAGCTGGCGATAGCTCTGGTGCTTCATGCGCAATTGCGCCGCCCGCCATACTGGACCGCGTATCGTCTTGCCGGTGCCTGCGCAGCGCATGCAGCCTTTCACCAGCTCGCCAGCCATGCCGGCGCCGCGCCCCTTGCAATCGGGGCAGGTGCGCGGGTCTATCAGCTCGTTCACGACCGCCTTGCGGATCAGCGCATACGTTTCATCAATGCGCGGCCACATGCGGTATTGGGCGCCGGAAAGCTCGCGTTGCGCCTGTCTGCGATCCCATCCCGTGGTCGCGATCTGCATGTGAATCTGCGCCGTCACCAGTGCATCCATGCGTTCGCGCCATTCGCCAAACTGCAAGTCGATAAGCCGCTTGTCCAGATCGGCCGCGTTGAGTTTGGCGCCTTCTGGCCACCAGATGCGGCATAGCAGCTCGCGTCCTATGCCTTGCGGCACGAAGGCGATGGATGCTGCAACATCCTGCTGCGTGAGTTCCTGGATACCGCCAGACCCGATGTCAAAACGCGCATTCGAAGGATTGAGCCGAGCGAGCAAATAGGCGGGATGGGTCATTTGTCACTCCTGATCGAATTAAGCACATTTCGGATGGATTCGATGTCGCCCCAGCGCAGCCCGCAGTGCCATTCGATGCCCTGCCGGTGCTTGGGGACGTCGGGCAGCTTCGGCAGCTGGCAGGCGCGCTCGGGGCCGGTTAGTACGTCGGCGCTCACGCAGCAGCTGTCGGGACGCGGAGCTTTATGCGGCCGGATCATGAATGTCCCTTCGGCACGCATCCACGAAGGTCCGCACATCGGTCGGTGGGCCATGTTTGCGACGGCATTTTCGACATGGAGCATAGGTTCCGATGCCGAACAGTCGGCGAACCGATGAATGCATGCCGCAGCTTGAAATAACTTCGTCCGTAGCGCCGACCCGGCGAAAATAATGACCTCTCCCGAAGTTGCCGATTATGACGGCCCATCCTTTCGTGAACTTCGTGAGTCGCGATCCAGACATGCTCATTGTTTCATTTCCTTGCCACGGGGTGATTGCTTCGCACTGTGATCCGCGCACCGATGCACCTCGCCCGCGAAGTGATAGCCATGCAAGGCCGGATGCGTGCACCAGCCGACGGCCTGGTCTGGATTGGGTGCCCAAGGCTCAAAGTGGCGGCAGGTGCGGCACTGGACGGGCGTCATGCCGCAACCTGCCTACGCGCCCTACAGCGCGCCTCATACACCGACGAGCGTTCCCGCTGGCACGCTCGGCAAAACTTCTCGAAGTGCAGCACCCGCGTCATGCCGCGATGCTTGACTGGGAAGAACGTATCCGTCAGCGGCCACCAGCACTCGGCCAGCGGCTCGCCGCGCTGCTGGCACAGGTAGCAGTAGCCTTCCATGCCGGTGATGGTTTGGCGGATGGCGCCGTGCGGTGGCAGTTGCGTGGTTTGCATTAGCCAAGCTCCGGCGCGATCGCTTGGGTCACCAGCGCGATCGCCTCATCGGCTGTCCGCACGATATGCACTTCGCACCCCGCGTCACCGATAGCCTTGTGCAACTTGATCTGCGCTGGCGTCAGCGCCTGGTCGGCTTTGGGCTTGCCGGGATTCTTGATCTCGACCATGTGCACCTGTTTGCGATAGCACACAATCAGATCGCATACCCCTTTGCCAGCGCCACTCAGATCCAGTACGCACGCGCCGATCTTTTGCAGCGCAGCGACAATACCGGCCTGGTTTTGGTCTACGCGGCGGCGATGGTGAATCATGCTCATCGCACGGCCTTTGTTTTGCGAATGTTGGTCATACCCCACCCCGCAGCGCCCACTTCGCCCACGTCCCGGGCAGGCACGGCAACCGCACCACTTCGCCCCGCCGCTCCATCCCGCGCAGCGCGCTATCCACGCCAGCCTGATCTTTTTCGAGCATCGCGCCGATGTCGATTGCGGTCAGTGCGCGTCCCTGCAGCAGCTTCGTGATATCGGCGCGCAGAAGGGTGCGGCGGTCGTGGATTTTCGGGCCGGTCATGCGCTGGTCCCAAAGGTGTCGTCGTAGCCGCGCGACAAATTGCCGAACGTCATCGTGTTTCCCTGCCAGTAAAGGTCGATGTAACCCGTGGCGCCGTGCCGGTTTTTTTCGACGATCACGCGGGCCGTGGATTGATCCGCCTGCGCGTCGTAATACCCTTCGCGGTACAGCATCAAAACCTGATCCGCCTCTTTTTCGATCTCGCTGGAATCGGACAGATCGCTCATGCGTGGCACGGACCCGGCGCGGTTTTCTACAGCGCGGGCGACCTGGGCCAGCACGATCACCGGGATATCCAGATCACGAGCCAGGTTCTTCATGGCGCGCGCGACGAAACTGACCTGCTCGTACTTGCGTTCCCCTTCCCCGCCCACGCGCTGGAGATAATCGACGTACAGCGCCTGGATGCCGTGTTTGTGTTTCCAGCGTCTTGCCACGCGCGCCACGTCCGCCATCGTTGGCGCGGAGCGATCCAGAAACCACATTGGGAGTTCGGACGTAGATCCCACGACACCAGCCAGCTTGCCCCATTCGAAATCCTCGAACTGCGCGGTGCGAAATTTCTTGGAGTCGATGTTCGCCGCCGCCGACATCATGCGCAGCGTCATCTGCTCCACCGGCTGCTCGCCGGAAATGATGCCCACCGGATGACCCGCCTTGGCTGCCGCGCGCGCGATGCTCAGCAGGAAACTGGTTTTCCCCATCGCGGCGCGACCGCCGATCACGATCATGTCGCCGCGATGAAAGCCACCAAGCTTGTCGTCGAGATCGACCAGGCCGCTTGTCACCCCCGGCAATTTCCCGCCGCTGTTGTAGATCGCCGTCAGCTCGGCAAACGCCGCTTTCGCCGCCTGCCTTGCGTCCCACTCGTGGTTTTGCTCCGTAGCATGCAGGCTCATCAGCGCATTGATGGCCTGATCGACTGCCTTCTCGCTTGTGGATTCGACCAGGGCCATGCCGATTTCGCGGGACCGCCGATGCCTCCATGCCGTCGTGACGCGATGCGCGAACGCTTCCGGGACGGCGGTGATCAGCGCATCGGAGCCGATCTCCATCACCAGGTTCGCTAGAGCCTTGCGTCCGGCCTGCTGGAACAGATCGGCCAGCGTGACGGGATCGAAGGGCTTGGCGTCCGCCAGCTGCGATTGGATGGCTGCGTAAACGTCGGCGTGCGTTTCGCCAGCGAAGTATTCGGCGCTGATCTGCACGCGGTGGCAATCGCTTGGCCGGAGCATCAGCGTGGCGAGCAGGGATCGCTCAATTTCGAGCAGGGTGCTGGATTCGAGAAGGTTCATGGCATCGGTCTGGAGGCGGCGACGGATGTTCCGCCGGCCGGTTGTGGTTGAGCGACGTCTCTGGAAATCCATTCAGATTTGAACCCACGCCATCCACGTTCGCAGCACATTTCCAGCGCTGCGGTCAGCGTGATGCCGGCCTTTTCTGCCTCGCGCTTTAACCCTCGCATCGCTGTTTTGGTGATCGGCGCACGAAGGCGCTGCCGTAGTTGCTTGAAGTCAGCGGCGACTTGCTTGGGAATGCCGTCGAGAAGATCGCCTTCTGGCGCAGTCTTTTGCTCTTTCTTCTCTTCTCTTCTCTTCTCTTCTCTGTGCGTCACCGTTACGTCACGCGTTACGTCTACATTTTCGTCACCTTTTACGCCTTGAGTTTGGGCGCTGTTTTTCAGCTTTTCACGGTAGCGTTTTTGACGCTCAGCCCCTCCGGAACGGGCATCAGCGCTAGTGTTGTGCTCTTTGAAGTTAGGCAAATACATTCCGCCGTTCGGGTCGAATTTCGCCCAGCCGACACGAGAAAGTGCGATGGCGAACCCGGGGATTCCAACAATTTCGTCTATGTCTTGCGCGAGAATTCCGGATACAAAATCGTCTTTCGCGTGCTCGTTCGCGTAACCCCAGAAACGTAGTAACGCTGTTACCGTTACGTAACGCGTTATGCGTAACGCGGCGTGACGTTCAGAACGGGCATCTTCATCACTGAGCGCGGGATATCCGCCAATCCCATATGAAAGCGCAGACCACTCAATAAATGCCGGATTGTCCACAAGACACTCCGCAAGACGCATGACTTTGGGGCTTGTTGTCAGTCCGACGCGCATCTTGATCCAATCACCAGCCATTACTTTTTGGCCTCGAATATCTGTCTCTGCGGACAAGTAGGGTCAATCGCCAGCTCCGCCCGTGCCACCGCCAGCTCTTCCGGCGTGTGCACCTTGTCGGCCACCGCAAGGCATTCCTGCGCGTGTTTCAGCTGTCGGGCGTACCAGGCGTCCGTTCGACGTCCCGGCGTGCCGTATAGCGCATGCATGGCGTCCTGCGTGGGCTTGTCGAAGAGATTGGGGACGTTCACCGCACCCTCCGGATCACCGCGACGCCACCGTCGCACTCCGCCGCGATCTTCCGCGCCTCGGCCCGGCTCTGGCAGACGATCACTAGCTCGCGGGTTTCGCGGTCGTACACGCACCAGGCAATGACATCGTTCATCGCCTGCTCCCCACGCCGACAAACGCCACGATTACGGCGCAGATGCAGGCGCAAAACCAGTAGAACGCCATGGCGGGGCTGCGTACCCACGGCAGGCCAGAGAGCCACAGGAAGGTTGCGCAACAGGCCAGCGTGACGCCGGCAGCGATCAGGCGGCGTGTGGCGAGTTTCATGACATGGCCTCCACCCAGCGAAGAATCTGGTGCTCGTTGTCGTCGAGTTGCTTCTGCACGGATGCCGCTTCGCCCGTCTTGATCCTGAGCTCGGCAAGCGTGAACGCCGCTTCCTCAAGGTCGGCCGCAGTCATTTCGACCGTCATGGTGTCCACGGGCGTCAGGGGCGTTGCGTAGACGTCGCGGAAGTCCAGTGTGGTGCGGGCGGTGGTCATGCGCGTTTGGCCTGATATGGCAACCACGCTTTCTTCGGAGACTTTCCGCGCTTCGTGTAGACGGGTTTCCCGTGGGCGTCTGTGACCACTTGTCTTGCCTTCACCGACATGTCGCGGCAAACTTCCATGCGAAGCGCGATATGCATGAATTCTTCTGCGAACTGTGGCGCGTCGAATGCCGCGCTCAGTTGTTTGACGCGCTTCCCGCGCATGATGGTCTCGACAGTCTCGTCGACTTTCTTCAACCATTGCGTTTCGCTCATCGCCCCTGCTGGCGTTTTTTTTTGTGCCTCAGTGATCGCAACGGTCTTCGTCATGCCAAAAACAGCGAATGTGCTCATGCAGATTCCCCACGTAGCGCAGCAGTCAGGACGCGCACCTTGAGACGTTCCGCGTCGAGTGATTCGCGGACTTCGCGCAAGGTGCGTTCGATTTCGGATTCGAGCTTGCGCAGGCTGCGCGGGTCGTAACCGCGGCGCAGCAGCCAGTAGTACAGCCACGCTTCGCTGCCGGTGGCGTCCATCATCTTGTCGAGGTGATCGGCGGAAGGCCGCGCTGTTCCCTGCTTCACCTTCGCGAGCGTGCTGTTGTCGATATCCGCTTCGATGGCGACAGTCTTTTCCTGCAGACCGCTCAGCGAGATCATCGAAGCAATCGCGGCAGCTTCAGATGCCCACGTCCATTCCGATTCCGGGATGGCGCGTTGCGGACGTTTCACGCGCAGATCAAGGCCATCAGCCATGACGTTCCACCGAATGGAATAGCGTGGAAGGTCGATTCGAGCCTAAAAAAAAGGCATGAACACGCGATGCATTCATGGGTTAGGCGGCCTCTTGCTTCGAGGACTTGACGCTCTCAGTCCAGAGCTTTTCAACAACCTTCGCGATAACCGCTGCATCGAACACCACATTTGGCGAGACGCCGTAATCGCCTTGATCGCAGGTTGCCAGCACCACGACTCGCGACTCGACACCTTCACCGTCTATGCTGATGCGCAGGCCGATGGTGAGGATCGGGAGAAGCTCAATATTCTTCATGAACATGGGTTAGGCGGCTTCTCGCTGGGCGCGTTTGGCTGTGGCGAATACGTCGGGACGCAACAATTCAAGGAATTGGCGACGTGCAGCCGGTATGCCATTTCGGCGCCATTCGCTGACGCTGGGCTGTTTGACCTTGCAGAGAGCGGCCACGGCGGCAGTTCCGCCGAGCAAGTCGATGATCTGGGAGTCGTTCATGGCGCAAGCATAGGGATTCCTACGCTTGTCGTCAATAGGCAATCCTACTCTTAGACCGGATAGGCTCGCCTAATGCTTCCAACTTGGTCACAACGCATTCTGGATATCTTGGAATCCAGCCCCGATAAGTCGCCGGCTGGGCTTGCTCGCGCTTGTGGTATCAAGGGCGGATCAGTCAGTGGATGGTTTGGGAAAGGCAAGCCAACCAAGATGATCAGCGGCGACAATCTGGTTGCCGCAGCGATCTACCTTGGCACGACTGCCGAATACATCATGACCGGTCGTCAAGGCGAGACGGCAAGCCAATCTCAATCCTTGAACATGGATCTTGAGATGCTCAAATCAGCCATCGTTAGCGTGAAAGAGGCTCTCCATACCCTTGGCCTGGAGCTGGATGCTTTTCTCGCGGCCCCGCTTATTGCCTATGCCTACGCCGAACGGATCACCCTTCCCCGCGACATGAGCAAAGAGGAGTACCGGAAGTTCGATGCGATGGTAACGGCCAAGTTACAGGGGGAATTAGGACATGGCGGAAAGCAAGGAAGAATTGTTGAGAAAAGCGGGCGCCGCATTGAAATTGTTACGCCCAACAAGACGAAGACTGGTACTCGTAAGCGATCAACGGTTACCTGATGAGGCCCAGTTAAACACCAAGACCACAACAGGTCGCGCAATTCCGAAGAAAGTCAAATAACGAACACAACAAGCCCGCTGATGCGGGCTTTTTTGTGCCTCCCTGCAATTATTGAACTCTATCGTTGCATATTAGCGTAGGGATTCCTATTGACGCGAAACATAGGATTGCCTAAGCTTCTCCCAAGCCAACCGGCCAGGGAGAAAGACACATGGCAAGCATCTTCACAAGCACCTTCGACAAGCCCATCAGGGTTCGACGCGGCAGCGCTGACGCCCAGCCTTGGCAGGCGATCAGGATCGAGAGCGGCGACGCGGCGATCAGCCTATCCCGCGAAGAATCCGTCCAGCTCGAAGCTGACTTGCACGCGATCAACACGGAAGCGACGCCGGTCGATGCGGGGGCGGAGGCATGAGCACCACATGGATCACCGACGCCAACGGCAACCGCTGCAGCGTAGAATATTTTGGCTCGACGGAGGCCGCGCAAGCCGCGCTTGATAGCCTGAAAAACTGCCGTGATTGCACGAACTGCTCCCGCTGCTCCCGCTGCTCCCGCTGCTCCGGCTGCTCCTACTGCTCCGACTGCTCCGACTGCTCCGACTGCTCCGACTGCTCCGGCTGCTCCTACTGCTCCCGCTGCTCCTACTGCTCCGACTGCTCCGACTGCTCCGGCTGCTCCCGCTGCTCCGACTGCTCCGACTGCTCCGACTGCTCCCGCTGCTACGGCTGCTCCCGCTGCTCCGGCTGCTCCGGCTGCTCCGGCTGCTCCGGCTGCTCCCGCTGCTCCTACTGCTCCGACTGCTCCGGCTGCTCCCGCTGCTCCCGCTGCTACGGCAAGACTGGCGACGCATCCATTGCGCCCAATATACCGGTGATCGAAAACATCGACGCAACCGTTCTTGCGGCCTGCAGCGCGCCGCAAGCGCTCGATATGCGCAACTGGCACTCATGCAACACCACGCACTGTCGCGCCGGTTGGGTAGTGCATTTGGCCGGCGAAGCTGGCTATGCGCTGGAGCGATTCCACAACACCGCGTTGGCCGCACAGCTGATCTACCGCGAGAGCGGCGCTCCGATCAATCCGGCCAGGTTCTACGAATCGAACGACGAAGCGATGGCTGACATGCGCAAGCGTGCCGGCGAGGAGGTCGTATGAACACCCGCCCCACCGAACCGCACACCTACTACGACCTGCGCGTCCAGCTCGAACTGGAGCGCCTGCTCGCGGCCAAGCGTGCCGACGAAGCCGCGCGCGAGGAACGCTATCGCCGGCTGCGCACGCCGAGCATGGTCGAACCCGATCCCGAGACCGTCCCGACGTGGGAGCGCGGCGACGACTCGCTGCCGCCGGTCAAGTTCTGGCTGGCGTGGATCGGGATGCTGGCGTTCTCGCTGGGCTGCACGTATGGCGCGATCAAGTTCATCGCGTGGCTGCCTAAGTTGTGGGAGATCGTGGCATGAGCGGGCATATGCCAGGGCCGTGGCATATCTGCCCACCAGGTCAAGCCTCTCACCACTGGATTATCGCCCAACCCGATGGTTCGTCGGTCGCCGATTGCTCTCCTGTTGGCCCTTGGGTTTCGGATGAGACTGCTGAGGCCAACGCCCGCCTGATCGCCACTGCGCCGAGGTTGCTGGCTTTCGCCGAACTTTTTGTGTCCACGTATCACGAAGAGGGAGTGCCGAACTTTGAGTGGTTCGCCCACGAGGCGCAGCGGATCATCGCCGCCGCAACCGGAGAGCAGGCATGAACACTCCCGTGGATGTGCTGGCGGTGCTGGACGATCACATCCGTGTGCATGGACGCAACCACTGCCCGAATCATGCTCGCGAGCTTGTCGAAGTCCGCCATATCGTGGCCGAGCTGATCGCGGCGTCGCAACGTGTCATCGCGTCAGATGATGCGCATGACTCACCATACGCGATCGACGACATTGCACGCATGGTCAAGTACGAGCATGCATTTGCTGGACTGCGTGCCGCCCTCGCCAACATCGGGAGCACCCTATGACCACCCTGTCTTCCCATGACCTCTGGCTGCAATCTCCCGTCGCCGACGACCCCGCCTATTCCGCCGACGATGATTCGATCATCGACGACATGGTCGCCGAGCCGGATTGCTTAGACCACTGGCTGAGCGGCCGTCCGTGCCCGTCGTCGGTCGCCGGCCTGCTCTCGCTGATCCTGGATCGCGGACTGCCGCGCAAGGACAAGAGCGAGCGCGACGACATCCTGTGCGATCGGTATGACGACCTGATCGACTCCGTTCGCGCCGACTTCAAGGTGTGGGCGCAGCAGCCGCTCGCATTCCCGAACGGCTTGGTGATCAAGCCGGCGCCGGTGGATGCGTGGAGGGAAGGCAAATGAACGAGCAAATCAAAAATGGTGGGCCGGCACTGAATGAGCGCGAACTTGATGATGATTATCCGGTGTACTTCGATTATCTCTATGTCGCGGACGGGAAAATCGTCAGGAGCGACGTTCAGGGCAGCGTCGCAACTCTTCGCCGCGATCTCCAGTCGCAGGGCATAAGCGCTGAACGGATTACGTCTTGCGACATCTTTGGACGCCGCGCCGCCCGCGAGGCCAAGTCATGACCGATTTGCTCACCGACGACTGGCTGACCGCCATGCGCGAGCGAGACGCGCGCCTGCAAGCCGTACTGGCCGAGGCCATCGCGACCGCCACCACCACCCGCGATGCGCTGGACATCGCCCTTTTCACGCTGGATTCCGCGCCGGTCCTCCCGCCGGTAGCCACTCCCCCTGGGCGTGCGGAATCCAGCACCTTTTCCCCGGAGGCCGCATGAACACATCGCTGATGCACGCCGACACGATGGAGTCGATTCGTCCTCGCTCGAACGATGAGCGTATGGCGCACTGGGCGGCGAAGTATTTCGCGCTCGGCTTTCACCGCCGACCCGAGAAGCCGCGCGTCAAGGTCACCGTCCCGGCACCCCTTTCCAACAGCGAGCCCGGCGATCCGGGCAAGGATTTGTAATGGACGGACAATCGCTCATCCCGCTTGAGTCGATCAATGCGGTCGAAGTTTTCACCGGACCGAACCTGGACGACTTGCTGGCCAAGATCAGACAGGAAACCGCCAGCATCGTGCCGGACGTGTCAACCGCTGGCGGTCGCAAGGAAATTGCCTCGCTTGCTTACAAGGTGGCGCGCAGCAAGACCACGATTGACGACGCCGGCAAGTCGTTGGTCGAGGACTGGAAGAATCAGGCCAAGGTAGTTGATGCGGCCCGCAAAAAGGCTCGCGATTATCTGGACGCGCTCAAGGATGAGGTACGCAAGCCGCTGGATGATTGGGAGGCTGAGCAGGCGCGCATCGAGCAGGAAATCGCCGCCAAGGCCGAGGCGGATCGTTTGGCTGCCATCGAAGCCGAGCGCCAGGCTGCCGAGACTGCCGCCGCCGAGATGGCTCGACGCGAGGCTGAAATTGCCGCTCGTGAGGCCGCCATTGCGGCGAAGGAAAAAGCTGCCGCTGATGCGTTAGCTGCGGAACAGGCTGCCAAGGCCCGTGCTGAGCGCGAGGAAGCGATCCGTAAGGAAGCTGCCGCCAAGGCGGAACGCGATGCTGCCGAGGCCATAGCTGCTGCTGAGCGTGCCGCCGCCGAAGCCAAGGCGAAAGCCGAGCGCGACGCCGAAGCCGCCAAGCAGGCCGCCATCGCCGCCTGTGAGAAGGCGGCGCGTGACCAAGCTGAGGCCATCCGCCAGACCGAGGAACGCGCACGTAAGCAGGCCGAACAAATCGAGCGGGATCGACTGGCTGCCGAAGAACGCGAGCGCGTGGCCGAGGAAAAGCGTGCGGCGAACAAGCGGCATGCGGCGAAGATCAATAACGAAGTCGTGGCTGATCTGGTGAAGGCTGGATGCACCGAAGAAACCGCGAAGCTTGTTGTGATCGCCATTGCATCCGGCAGGGTCGCGCATACCAGCATCGCTTACTAGTGGAGAGCGAAATGAGCAACGCAGCACGAGTCATCGAACACGAACCCAAGACATTGCAGGTATCAGCGCCGTCTAACAGCCCGATGGGTAGCGCGCTGGCGTTCCTGCAAGGCGGCGGCAACATCGAGCAGCTGAATCACATGATGGACTTACAGGACCGTTGGGAAGCCAACGAGGCGCGCAAGGCGTTTACTGTCGCGATGACCGGCTTTAAAGCTGAGCCGGTGGAAATCTTCAAGCGCAAGGAAGTCGCTTTCCTTGACGTGAAATACATGCACGCCGAGCTTTCCGACATCACCGACGCCATCGGCCCGGCGCTGGCGAAGCACAGCCTGTCCTTTCGCTGGAATGTCCATCAGGAAAGCGGGGCGATAAAGGTTGACTGCATCCTGACGCACGTTCTCGGCCATTCCGAAACGGTCACGATGACAGGATCGCCTGACAAGTCAGGCAAGAAGAACGACATCCAGTCCATCGCATCCACCACCACCTATTTGCAGCGCTACACCCTGCTGGCGATCACCGGCATGTCCACGAAGGGAATGGACAACGACGGGCGCGGATCGGAAGAGCCGGGGGCGCCGGAAGATGACAAGGCGCTGGACTGGATCGCTACCGCCGAGGGACTGATCAGCTTGGACGATTACAAGGCGAAAAAGGCCGAAGTAATCAAGGTCTATGGGGACGTGAAGAATGTTCCGAAACCTGTGCTTGCCGCGTTCAACGCCAAGTTCAACAAGCTGAAGGCGTCCGCGAAATGAGCGGCCCCATTTTCCACTTCAATATCGAGCAGGGCACGGATCCGTGGCATGAACTTCGCGCCGGCAAGTGGAGCGCTTCACGCGCGGCAACGATAATGGGCGGCCTGACTACGAAGGGTCTTGACGACCTGATCATGGATATTGCGTGGGGCCGCGTCTATGGGCCGGTCGAACACTCCACGTTCAAGTCTGCGGCGATGGAGCGCGGCAACAACCTGGAGCCTGATACGCGCGAGAGCTATGCCTTCACCACTGACCGCGTGATTGATCAATGTGGCTTCGTGGAACACGCGACCATTCCGCATGTGGGTTGGTCACCCGATGGCCTGCACGGTCTCAAGCATGGCATCGAAGCGAAGAATCAGCTGCACAAGGCTTACATGGAAGTGCGTCGCACGGGAAAGATTCCGTCCGAGTATCTGTGGCAGACGAAGTGGGGTATGTGGGTCGGTGAACTGGATTCGATGGACTTCCTGTGCGATCACCCGAAGGCGGGACTTATCATCATTCCGTGCACCGTCACGCGGGCAGAGTGCGACGCCATGGCGGCGCGCGTGGCGATCCTTGAACCACGCGTTCAGGCATGGATCGACATTCTGCAAGGCAAGGTTGCGCAAGCCGCATGAATCCGCATGCCGCCAGCACGAAGCGTCGCAAGCCCAAGACATTATGGCGTGTCGGTAAGGGCGTCCTGGTACCGCACGATGCTTACACAACGTCACAGTTGCGAGACAAGGGCTATCACATCGGGGATGTGCTGATCGCCGAACTGCGCAAGCCAAGGAATCCGAAGTTTCACGGTCTAGCTCACGGTCTTGGCGGGTTGATCGCGGCGAACCTTGAGCCATTCGATGGCGTCGAGGCTCATCAAGTGCTTAAGCGCCTGCAGATCGAGGCCAACGTGGGATGCGACGAGATCGCACTGAACTTTCCCGGTGTCGGGCCATGTACCTACCGCGTGCCGCGCAGCCTTTCGTTCGAGTCGATGGACGAAGGGGAGTTCAAGCAGGTGATCGCCAGCATGTGCAATTACGTCAGCAAAACTTATTGGCCATCCCTGTCGCCCGAGAAGATCGAGGCGATGGCGGAAGTTTGGGTTTCCGCATGACCACCGCCGCCGACCGCAAGTGGTTCGCCGCGACCGCATCCATCGAACTGTGCGCGCTTTGCGGTGCGCAGGGCGAGCAGGTATGCCATCGCGACTACGGAAAGGGAATGGGACTCAAGACGAAAGCCTGTATGACCACGTACCTGTGCGGCAACTGCCATCGCCAACTGACGGACGGCAAGGAATACAACCGCGATCAGAAGCGCGCCCTGATGGACCGCGCCATCGTCAACACACACAGCCGGCTGATTGAGGCTGGGAAGTTGAAGCTCGTTTAACCGACACGAAGAGGATTGAGGGATGAGCGATTCACTGGCCGATGCGTTGCCGCGCGAGATTGAGCGCGTGCAGGAACTACTGCCGTTTTATGACGCGATCCCGACCGGCATGTTTGCCGCGACGATGATGCGCAACTCGATCAAGGGCGCAATCAACGCGATGGCAAAAGGCGACGTGATTTCGATGCTTCGTTGCTACGAAGACCTGAAAGGATACTCAGCATGACCAACCCCATCCCCAACTGCCCGCAAGAAGATAAGCCGATCCGCGAGAGGGCTTATACTCCTAAGCAACAAGGCCCGCGCGTTGTGTGCTGCGTCTGCGGCGAGCCGTGCAGCATCTATTCGCCAATCTGCGCGAAGTGTGCGACAGCGACTTTCACCACCATCGAGAACAAGCCATGACCGCGCTCCTGCGAGAGCTTGCTGAGCGATGGAAGGTCGTTCCGAATGTGTACGGATCGGCCGAGGAAACATACCGCGAATGTG